ATAATTAATAAAAAACTTTTATAAAATTTATATTATTTGTATTTTAACAGTATTATTTATTTATACAATTATGACTGCTGAAAACATAGATTTAATATATTTTGTAGCCGGTTTACTTGGTGGCTTTATTTTATTGCTATTTGGTATTATTGGTTACTTCCTAAAGATTGTACATACAGATGTAAAATTTTCTGTAGAAGAGTGTGGTAAAAACAAAGGTAGAATTGAATTAGTAGAGCAACAGCTTACTAGTGATGTAAAAAGAATAGAACAAACAACCCAGCTTGAACTTAGAAATTTAGCTGATCAAGTGGGAAAGCTGACTACCAATGTGCAAATGCTAGTGCAAACACAATTGGGAAAACACACTAACTAACTGTACTAAAAATGGAAATAAAAAAAATACTATTAGAAAAAGATGAATATTATAGTGAGATCTATGAAAAAGATACAATCTATATTCATCATACTGCAGGAAGTCATAGAGCTGATTGGACTGTAGGTTCATGGGAACATGATAAAACTAAAACAGGATTAAGTCTAAAAGTAGCAACAGCTTATGTAATAGGTGGATTATCTACTAGAGATCCTAAAGATAATAGCTGGGATGGTGTAGTAGTAAATGCATTTGATGATAAATACTGGGCTCACCATTTAGGTACAACTCTTCCTAACAATTCTATTTTAAATAAAAAATCAGTTGCTATTGAAGTATGTAATTATGGTCCATTAATCTTAGGTAAAGATGGACAATATTATAATTATGTAAAAGGTGTGATACCTAAAGAAATGGTTATTAAACTTAACAAACCATTTAGAGGATATACATATTATCATGCTTATACTCAAAAACAATTAGAAAGTTTAAAAGAGTTAATGATATTAATTGCTGAAAAGCATCCTAAAATTGATCTTAAAAAAGGCTTAAAAGAAATTATTACAAATGATGACTGTTTTGAAGTAAATCAAATTGCTCAAAAAGGTTGGCCTGGTGTATGGTCTCACAGTAATGTAAGGTCAGATAAAAGTGATATGTATCCACATCCTCAATTAATTGAATTATTAAAATCATTATAAATGAAATCATTAAAACATTATTATAAACCTACTCCTGTTAAATGGAGAAAACTTGGAGATGCTTTATTAGCTTGTGCTGCTTTAGTAGGTGGTGGAGGTTTAATTGAGTATGATAAATTAAAAGAATTATATTCTCCTGAACAATTAAAAGTAGCTATTGGTGTAACATTAGTAGTAGGTATTTTAGGTAAGTTTTTAACTAATTTCTTTTCTGATGAAAAAGCTAAATAAACTTTGGGTTATCCTCTTACTGATTACTTTTACACAATGTGTATTAACTAAAAAGCAAAAGAATAGATTCTTAGAAAAGTACTGTACTACAAAAGACAGTATATCATATGTATATAAAGATTCAATAGTATTTAGAGATACAACAATTAGTATTCCTTATATAGTTAATGAACCTATATATTTAGAGAACCCTTGTTCAGAACTATGTGATTCTTTAGGAAGATTAAAAAAGTTTTATAAATCAACTTCTAACAGAGGTTTAAAATCTACAGTTCAATCTGTAGGAAATTCATTAGTTATTAAGTGTGAAACAGATTCATTAAAAGCTAGAATTCAATGGTTAGAACATTATATCTCAACCAGTTCAACTTCAGTAACTACACAAGTATCTGCATGTACAGAACCTCATCAAACTAAATTTACTGGTTTTACATTCTGGTGGTTCTGGATTACAATTCTTTTAATAGCTATTTACCTTGGTTTAAGAGGGTTAGCATCTTATTTTAAATTTAAATAATTTTAAAATAAATATTGTAAGTTTAAACTTTATACATTAAATTTGTATAAAGTTAAACTAACAATTATGTCAACAGAAAACCAACAAGAGCAAATTACTCCAGAAGAGTTAATGAAAAGAAGAATTCAAACAACTGAGTTTTTCAAAAATCAAATTGAAATTTTAAAATTACAAGCTGAGTATCAAAAACTTAAAGCTGATATTGAAGAGTCAGCATTAAGAGAAATCAGTTGTATTATCAAAAGGACTCATTTGACAATGGGACCAAAAGAAGAACAAGAGAATCAAGAAGCTGAACAAAAAGCAGAAGCAAATTCTTAAGATTAACTTAGCTAAAATAAACCAACATGGCTAAAGTTAACCTTGTAGATAAGAAAGTTGCTATGACTTTGGAAGAGGTTATCAAGTATCAGATAATCACTTATTGTTTTACTAAAAAGTTAACAATAAGTGACTCTGATCTTGAGTGTCTTACAGTCTTAGCTCTTGTTAAAAAATCTGAGCTATCAAATTTTTGTAATGCTTGTTGTGATCCTGAGAATAAAGAGAAGGATTCTACATTACCATTTAGCAGACTTATTTTTAAAACACCACAAACAGTTAGAAACTGCCTAGCCAAAATGGCTAACTATCAGCTTGTTATTAAAAAAGGTTCAGGTCATAGTAAAACAGTAGAAATTAATAGTGAATTGCAGATTCAAACTGAAGGTAATATTTTGTTAAACTATAAAATTATTTACATTGAATCCCAAAAAAGCTAAAGATTTTATAAAGGTTACAGCTAATAAAACTGGTCAATCAGATAAGTTAGTAGCTGCAGTAGTTAATTACTATTGGAAAAACATTAGACAAGATATAGTTAATATGGAATATATGAACATATCTGTAGCTAATCTAGGGACATTCAAAGTTAAACACTGGAAGATTGATGAGATTGTAACCAAATATACTAGAGCAGTTAATAAGTTAGATGGGGAATTTAAAAAGTTTCACATCAAGAAAAAACTTGAAGAAAGAATTGCTCTTTTAGAAAACATTAAGAAACAAGCATTAGAAACAACTGAGAAATTTAATAAAATTAAAAACCTAAGAAATGAGCAAAGTAAAAACAATATGGAAAAACAAAACTTTGATTCTAAAGGGACTGATCAACAAGATATTTAAAACAGATCCTGTTGAAAAAGTTTATTATAAAAGATTAATGATTTGTAACACATGTCCTTTATTAGATGTAAAAGGAGAAAAGTGTGTAGTATCTGGTACACATCCTTGTTGTGGGGAATGTGGTTGCAGTCTTTCTCTAAAGCTTCGCTCTTTAGAATCAGAATGTCCACATCCAGATGGAGCTAAATGGAAAGAAGTAAAACTTTAATTAAATAACAATGGCAGTAATATTCAAAGCACAGAATCATAAATATGAAAGCTTAGACCCAAATGATAAAATAGATTGGGTAAGTGTTACAACATTTGTTGGTCAGTTTAAGCAAAAGTTTGATCCTATTAAGCAATCTATCAAGTCTGCAAAAAATCCTAAATCTAAATGGTTTGGTATGAAGCCTGAAGAAATTCAAGCTCATTGGGCAAGTGAAACAGATAGAGCAATTACTGCAGGGTCTTGGTATCATGATCAAAGAGAATCAGATTTACTTAGTATAGATACTATACAAAGACAAGGTGTAGCTATTCCTATTATCAAACCTATTTGGGATGGTAAAGTAAAACATGCTCCTAATCAGAAACTTACTGAAGGGATTTATCCTGAACATTTTGTATATTTAAAATCAGTAGGAGTATGTGGTCAGTCAGATAGAGTAGAAGTAATAAAAGATACAGTTGATATTGTAGATTACAAAACAAACAAAGAAATTAAGAAAACAAGTTTTGTAAACTGGGAAGGTAAATCAACAAAAATGTTACATCCTTTAGAACATTTAGATGATTGTAACTATAACCATTATGCTTTACAATTAAGTACATACATGTATTTTATTTTAAAACATAATCCTAGATACAAAGCAGGTAAACTAATATTGCATCATATTATATTTGAAAAGGAAGGTGAAGATAAATTTGGAAACCCTATTCCTAGAAAAGATACAAATGGAGATCCAATAGTAAAAGAAGTGGTTCCTTATGAGGTACCATATTTAAAATCAGAAGTATTATCAATGTTAAATTGGTTAAGTGAAAATAAAAAATAATATGAAAAATATAGTACAATTTAACTTAGTGTTAGAAAATAGTAAAATGAAAGAAGATTTAGGAATTGAGCAATTGCATTTTTCCAAATGTTCTTTTGATTTAGATGGTGTAATTTACTACAGAGAATCTGTAGATGATGATGGAGAACCTGAACCATATACATTAATAATAATAGATCCAGGTATCAGTATTTGTATTGATATACCTTATGATGATTTTCACAAATTATTTATAGAAAAAACAAAATGAGTAACGAAGAATATACACACCAAAACTATTGGACAAATCCTAACATATGTTTAGAAAAAGATAAAAATGGTAAATGTCTTGTATCAGCTAGGTATGTTTTTTTAGAACTTAATGACAAAGAACAAGTACATGAACTTTTTTGTGGACAAATAAAAAAAATTAAAGATGATAAGACTATTTGATTTACAAAATGGAAAGATAATTCCTACTGAACATTGTTATACTTTAAAGTTTCTTAAAGATATAATGGAGAGTTATCCAGATGATTATACATCTATTTATTCTTATTTATTTTATATGACATGCCCTAGTGAAGACTTGAATCCGTATTTTAATATTTCAGAAGATGACAAAGAAGAATTAATCCTAAGAGATATAGATGCTAATTTCTTTTCTGAAGATGAATTGATTTTAATTGCTTTACAAAAATGTAAAGAGTTAAATGAAACTCCTACATCAAGAGCTTATAATGGGATTAAAATTGCACTAGATAATATGGCAGAAGTAATGAGTACAACTAAACCAACATTTGGTAGAGATGGATCTGCTACTGCTTTACTTAGAATAGCAAAAGACTTTGATGCTGTAAGACAATCTTACAAAGGAGTATATAAAGATTTACAAGATGAACAATTAACTAGAACAAGAGGTGGAGGCTCATTAGCTTATGATCAATGATAATATTTTATACAATTGGTTATTTCATTATAACTATCATATTAAAAGTTGGGCTGCATTTAAAAGAGAAGATGCAAGCAAATATTTTAATGGAGAATTACAAAATGTTTTGACTTCAAAAAATCACAGTACATTAGTTGATGTTATACAAAGAACTGATGGTGATGAAGCTAAAATTAAAAAGCTATTAAAAAATGGATAAATTTTTTTATACTGATATTCCTACTTGGGACAATGGTACTTGGACAACAACTAGTTTTGATACCAGAAGTGAGTTTAGAGATTTTGTATTGTCTATATTTAAAGAACCAGGTAAGTATGAATTTGATGAGACTTCATTTGTATTTAATGAAGAGGCTTCAAAGTATAATAAAAATGGTTACTATGTAGCAGCTCCAGTTAAAAGTAAAGACTATATAACATACTGGGATGAACAAAAAACAAGATGTAGAAAGGGAGTTATTTTTAAGAATGGGGAAAAGTGTTGGTATCTAACTAGAGAGTACTACATGTGGTTGAACTTCCTACCAATTAATAATAAAGAGATAAGAAGATTCTCCTTCCCAGATATAAGAGATGCTCAATACCATTTAGCATTATATGAAGTTTTAGCAGAGTTATTCTATAAACATGCAGCTGTATTAAAGAAAAGGCAGATAGCCTCTTCTTATTTCCATGCAGCTAAACTTATAAACTGTATTTGGTTTGAAGAAACTCCTATCTTAAAAATAGGTGCAAGTCTTAAGACTTATGTTAATGATACATGGAGATTCTTAAATGAATATAGAAACTTCTTAGATGATAATACTGCTTGGTATAGACCAATGAACCCAGGTAAAGTCCTTGACTGGCAACAGCAAATTGAGACTTCAGTCCCAGGTCAAAACAGAAAAACTAACAAAGGTTTGAAAGGAGTTCTTAAAGGAACATCATTTGAAAAAGATCCTACTGCTGGTGTAGGGGGACCATGTACTTACTTCTTCCATGAGGAGGCAGGAATTGCTCCAAAGATGGATAACACATTTGGATACATGAAGCCTGCACTTAAATCAGGTATGATTACAACAGGTACTTTTATTGCTGCTGGATCAGTGGGTGATTTAGATCAATGTGAACCATTAAGAGAAATGATACTTCATCCAGAAGCTAATGATATTTTTTATGTTGAATCTAATCTATTAGACAATAAAAATACTCATGGTAAATCAGGATTATTTATTCCTGAACAATGGTCAATGCCTCCTTGTGTAGATAAGTATGGTAACTCATTAGTAGAGGAAGCTCTAAAAATGCTAGATGAATACTTTGATAAAAAGAAAAAGGATTTATCTCCAGAGCTTTTCCAGTTAGAGTTATCACAGCATCCTAGAAATATTGAAGAAGCATTTGCTACAAGATCTGTTTCTATATTTCCTAGTCATTTAGTTGCTGCTCAGAAAAGAAGAATTGAAGAAAAGGAATATGTAACTGAATTTATTAATTTATCAAGAAATGCAGATGCTACATGGAATGTAGAAAAGAGTAATAAGATTCCTATTAGTGAATTTCCTATAACTAAAAACACTGAAGATAAAACAGGTGTTATTGTTGTTTATGAAAGACCAGATAAAAATGCTAGTTGGGGAACATATTATGCCTCTATAGATCCAGTAGCTCAGGGTAAAACAACTACATCAGAATCTTTATGTTCTATTTATGTGTATAAAATTCCAGTAGAAGTAACTAAGATTGATGGTGGTGAAGTAACTACTTATATTGAAGAAGATAGAATTGTAGCAAGCTGGTGTGGAAGGTTTGATGATATTAATAAAACACATGAAAGATTAGAGTTACTCATAGAGTGGTATAATGCTTGGACTATTGTTGAGAACAATGTACCAGGCTTTCTAACACATATGATTAAAAAAAGAAAACAAAAGTACCTTGTTCCTAAAGATCAAATTATATTTAGAAAAGATATAGAAAACTCTATAGGAGGATATACTGAATATGGTTGGAGAAATAGTGGTACTATATTTAAAACTTACATTCTAAATTACTTAATTGATTACTGTAAAGAAGAACTGGACAGAGTTGAAAAAGAAGATGGTGTAGTTGTAAGAATTAAGTATGGTATTGAAAGGATTCCTGATATAATGGCAATGATAGAAATGCAACAATACAGAGAAGGAATGAATGTGGATAGACTAGTTGCATTGGGGGCTCTTATAGCTTTTGCTAAAGTGCAGGAAGCCAATAGAGGTATCAAAAAGAGAATAGATAAGACAGATAAAAAATCTTTGGATAATTCACAAGATTTATATAAATTTACTAATAGTCCTTTTAGACATATGGGTAAAAGTAATTGGGATTCTTCTTATAGAGTACCAAGATCACCATTTAAAAATTTAAGATAAAAAAGATATGCAAGTATTAAATGCAATGCAAATGAAGTCTGGAAAAAAGGCTGAGTACAATAGAATGGGTTCTATTACTCAACCTCTCCAGTTTTTACCTAAAAGTGAAAAAGATGCAGAATGGGCAGCCTGGAATTTAGATTGGCTTGAATGGAATGGATTAAAGCAAATCAGAAGAAATGCCAGGAGGTTGATGAAAAATTACAAATTAGCTAAAGGTGTAATTGATAAAACAGATTATCTTGTTGAAGATGATAATGAGATGAGAGATATAGTTGACACTCTAGCAAAAGAAGATGTTAGTGCTCTTGAATTAAAGTTTTATCCTATCATTCCTAATGTAATTAATGTCCTTACTGCTGAGTTTGCAAAAAGAAATACTAAAATTACATTTAAAGCTGTAGATGAATTCTCTTATAATGAACAATTAGAACAAAAGAGATCTCAAGTTGAAGAAGTATTATTAGCTAAAGCACAACAAAAGCTTATGGCTAAAATGCTTGAACAAGGTCTTGATCAAAATGATCCTGAAGTTCAACAACAAATGGAACAACAAATGTCTCCAGAAAATCTTAAAACTTTACCAGAGATTCAATCATTCTTTGATAAAGATTATAGAAGTATGTGTGAACAATGGGCTATTCATCAGTATAAAATTGATGAAGAAAGATTTAAAATGGATGAGCTTGAGGAAAGAGGATTCAGAGATATGCTTATTACTGATAGAGAGTTCTGGCACTTTAAAATGAATGATGATGATTATGATGTAGAATTATGGAATCCTGTAACTACATTCTATCATAAATCTCCTGATGCTAGATATATTTCTCAAGGTAACTGGGTTGGTAAAATTGAGATGATGACCATTGCTGATGTTATTGACAAGTATGGTTATGTAATGACTCAAGAACAATTAGAATCTATTGAAGCTATTTACCCGGTAAGATCTGCAGGTTATCCACTTCAAGGTTATCAAAATGATGGTAGTTACTATGATGCTACTAAATCACATGAGTGGAATACAAATATGCCAGGTTTAGCATACAGACAGTTTGTGTCTATGTATGATAACTTCATTTATAATGGTGGAGATATTATTAACTGGATCATGTCTGAGAATGAGGATTATGCTCCTATGGGTGCAGCCTTCCTACTAAGGGTAACTACAGCATACTGGAAATCACAAAGAAAAGTAGGTCATCTTACTAAGATAAGTGAAACAGGTGAAGTAGATACAGACATCATCACAGAAGACTATATAGTAACAGATAAACCAATCTATGATACAACTTTAGTTAAAAATAAAACTAAAGATAACTTAGTATTTGGTGAGCACATTGATTGGATATGGATTAATCAAACTTGGGGAGGTATTAAAATAGGACCTAACCATCCATCATTCTGGGGTATGAATAATCCAGGAGGTATTAACCCAATGTACTTAGGTATAGATCAAAACAAATTAGGACCATTAAAATTTCAATTCAAAGGAGACAGTACACTTTATGGTTGTAAACTTCCAGTAGAAGGTGCTGTATTTAATGATAGAAATACAAGATCTACTTCTATGGTAGATTTAATGAAACCTTTCCAAATTGGATACAACATTGTTAATAACCAGATAGCTGATATTCTAGTAGATGAATTAGGTACAGTTATTATGTTGGATCAAAATGCTTTACCACAAAAATCTTTAGGAGGTGATTGGGGTAAAAACAATTTAGCCAAAGCTTATGTAGCAATGAAGAATTTCCAAATGTTACCATTGGATACTTCTATTACTAATACAGAAAATGCATTAAACTTCCAGCATTTCCAAGTAATGAACCTAGAACAAACTCAAAGGATGTTATCTAGGATTCAAATGGCTAACTACTTTAAACAACAATGTTTTGAAGTAATTGGTGTATCTCCTCAAAGATTAGGTCAACAAATAGGACAAACTGATACTGCTAAAGGAATTGAACAAGCTGTAACAGGATCTTATGCACAGACTGAAACCTACTTTATTCAACATTCAGATTACTTAATGCCAAGAGTTCACCAGATGAGAACTGATTTAGCACAATATTATCAAGCTAAAAAACCATCTGTAAGACTTCAGTATATGACATCTGCTGATGAAAAAGTAAACTTTGAAATGAATGGTACTGATTTATTATTAAGAGATCTTAATATATTCTCTTCTACTAAGGCAAATCAAAGATCTATATTAGAGCAAATGAAACAGTTAGCTATTTCTAACAATACTGCTGGTGCATCTATTTATGATTTAGGAAATATTATCCAAACTGAATCTATTGGTGAACTTACTAATGCATTAAAAGGAATAGAGAAGAAAGCTGATAAGTTGAGACAAGAACAACAACAGCATGAACAAGAAATGCAACAGCAAGAAATGCAAACTAGACTTCAAGAAAAACAACTTGAACTTGATACTAAAATGCAAGAAGCTGAGAAAGATAGAAGAAAAGATATACTTATTGCTGAAATTAAATCTGCTGGATATGGTGCTATGCAAGATATTAATCAGAACCAACAGTCTGATTATATGGATGCTTTAGGACAAATTCAAAAAACTGAACAGTATAAAGAAAACATGAATTTGCAATACAATAAAGAGTCTAACAGAACAGAGAATGATAGAGAAAAGGCTCAAATTGAAAGAGAGAAAATACAAGCTCAAATGCAAATGAAGCAGATGGATTTAAATATAGCAAGAGAAAATAAAAATAAATTTGATGTAAAAGCTAAAAATAATAATAAGAAGAAATAGAGTTAGCCATATAATGGAAAAAATTATTCTATAGTATCCCTTAGTATTAAATTTATAAAGTTTATTTTATTAAATTTGTTAGTAACATAGTCAATTAAACCAACACTTATGTCAGAAAATAAAGACACAACAACAGTTCAAGAGGTTGAAATGAACCTTGATGAACTATTAGGTACACCTGGTGCTGAAAACATCATGGTTGCTGAAACAAAAAAAGAAGAGAAACCTAGTATCTTTTCTAGAAAAGATGCAGATCTATCGTTCCTTGATAATCCTGAAGAAAATGAAGAATCATCAGAAGGTGAAACTGCAGGAGCTGAAGGTTCTTTTAAACCAAAGAAAACAGCAGAGCAAGCATCAGCTGAAATTGATAGTATTATTAATGAGACTGCTGAAGCTGAAGAAAATGAAGGACCTACTAAAAAAGGTGGCAGACCTAATGGGCTTGTAGAGTTAACTAATAAACTTATTCAAAAAGGTTTAATTGTTCCATTTGAGGACAATGATGATATTGAAAAATATACTGTCAAAGATTTTGAAGAGTTATATGAAGCTAATGAGCATGAAAGAGTAACAAAACTACAAGAACAAGTTTCATCTGAATTTTTTGATGCTCTTCCTAATGAGTTGCAAGTTGCTGCTCACTATGTAGCAAATGGTGGTAAAGATCTTAAGTCTCTATTCAGATCATTAGCAGCAGCAGAAGAAATTAGAAGTTTAGATACTTCTGATGAAAACAGTCAAGAACAAATTGTTAGAAGCTATTTACATGCAACTAACTTTGGTGATGCTGATGAAATAGAAGAAGAAATTGAAGCATGGAAAGATAGGGATGAATTAGAAGCTAAAGCTAAAAAATTCAAACCAAAATTAGATGCTATGCAAGAGCAAGTTGTAGCTAGACAACTAGAACAACAAGAGCACTTACGCAAACAACAACAAAAACAAGCTCAATTATATACTGATAATATCTATAGAGTGTTAGAGCCAGGTGAATTAAATGGATTAAAACTTGATAAAAAAACTCAAAGTCAATTATTCTCTGGGTTAACTCAAGCTAACTATCCATCAATGTCTGGAAAGCCTACAAATCTTTTAGGGCACTTGTTAGAAAAATATCAATATGTTGAACCTAATCATGGATTAATTGCTAAAGCACTTTGGTTATTATCAGATGAACAAGGCTTTGAAGCAAGAGTTAGAGAGATAGGTAAAAAAGAAGCAACTGAAAAAACAGTTAGAGCATTAAAAACAGAACAAAGTAATAAATTAACATCTGGTATGTCTAATGATACTTCTGAATCTAAAGTTAAAAAACAATCTTCAGGAATAGCTAGACCATCTCAGAATTTTTTCAAAAGATAAATTAACATAAATTATAAACAACAACTAAAAACAAAAACAAAACAAAATGTCAACTCCAGTTTTAAACAATGGTATATTTCTACGTGATACCAACTACCAAGCTAGTTCACATGTAGATTCTTATCACTTAGTGAATATGTTGAAAGATGCAGAACCTATGGATTTAGGACCAGTAGATATCTGGGCTATGTCTCAAAAGGTTGAAATGCCTCTTTACCAATTATCTTCATTTGGTGGCAAGAACATCATTAATGTAGATAATGCTCGTGGTGAGTACAAATGGCAAACTCCAGTGTCTCAAGATCTTCCTTACATTGTAGAAGATATTGAAGCAGGAAATGCTACAAAAGGTATTGATGGTACAACTTTCAAAGTTAAAATCAACAAAAGAGAATTTGGACATGGTGATATCATCACTTATGACAAATACAATGGTGTTGAGATGTACATCACAGCTGATGATATCTTACCTATGGGTGATGGTTTCATCTATACTGTTCAATTAGTAAACAATGATAACTACAAATTCTTAGAGAACAAGTATTTAACACCACAAACTAAATTGTTCAGAAAAGGTTCTGCTAGAGGTGAGTATGGTGAAAGATTTTCAGATATTCAAACTAGATCTGGTTTCCGTGAATTCTATAACTTTGTGGGTGGTGCTGAAGCTCATGTTCATTATTCAGTTTCTTCAAGAGCTGATTTAATGTTAAAAGGTGGTATGAATGCAGATGGAACAGTTCCTGTTACAGAAATCTGGAGAAACTTTGACAAAAATGTTGATCCTGCAATTTCTAAAATTGAGGATGTTGCTTCTAAAATGGGTAAAGACTATTTAAAAAGAGCAGTAGGAAATGGTACATTAACTCGTACATTCTTAACTAGCATGGAAGCAGCTCACTTGACTAAAATTGCTACTGACATTGAAACTTACTTAATGTGGGGTCATGGTGGTAGAATTAAGCAAGATGGTCCAGATGATATGAGATTATCTGTGGGTCTTTGGAAACAATTAGATAACTCTTACAAAAGAGTATACAACAAATCTAGCTTCAGCTTAGAATTGTTCAGATCTGAATTGTATAACTTCTATGCAGGTCGTGTGGAGTTCCAAGGTCCAGATCCAAAAAGACAATTGATTGTACAAACTGGTATGGGTGGTATGAGATTAGTAAATGAGGCTATCAAGCGTGAAGCTGTTAACTCAGGTTTAGTAATCCAAGCTGCATCTAACAATGGTATTGGTGCAATCTCTGGTCAAGGAATGGATTTAAATTTTGGATTTGCTTTCACTAGTTATGTAATTCCTTTCTTAGCTAATGTTAAGTTTGTTCTTAATCCAGCTTTTGATAACTTACATACTAATGATATTGAGAATCCAATCATTGATGGTAATCCTTTATCTTCTTACAGCTTTGTAATTTTTGATATCACTGATACAGGTAATGACAACATCTACATGTTAAAATTATCTTGGGATAATCAATTGAAATGGTTCTACCAAAATGGAACTATGGATTACATGGGAAGAACTCAAGGTTTCCAATCTAATGGTAACTTCAATGGATACCGTGTAATGATGACACAAACAATGCCAGCTATTTGGGTTAAAGATCCAACCAAAGTGTTGAAAATTGTTATGAGAAACCCAATCACAGGTGGATCATTCTAATACTTGTACCTTAAGAGGGGGTTGTTAAATACCCCCTTTTAAATTATAGGTACCTTCACCCACATGCAAGTTAAAGACTTCTACAGAAATCATGATTCTGATGTGGGGCAAAATTGTAAGTTTAACCAATAATTGTTATTTTTACATTAAATAAATAAACCAACAAAAATAAACCAACATGAGTTACTCAATTGTATCATTAGCTGAAACAGCAAAATCTGGTAGTATAACTATCAAACCGTTCTTTGACCCAAACAAAAGTAATTTAGGTCTTGAAAAATATAACATGTCTTTATTTGATGGAGTATTCCATGAAGAGCAATTAGCTTGTATAGAGAGAAATGGTATAACAAGATATTTAACAGGACTAAATGAATTTGCACCTGAAATTAAATTAATCAAGGATCCAGAAGAAAGAGAAGCTAAGATTAAAGAAATTAGAAATGTAGTTTCTGAATTAGAAAAAGAATTAGCTGCTAACATTATTGATCCTAATGATAAAGATTTTTGGAATAAAGTTCAATTATTATCTCCTAACAATCATGACTTTTGGAGTAAGATTACAATTAGATGTGGTAATGAACCAGTTTATTTGGATCCCTCTAAAGATGCACATGACTTGATTAAGATATATGCAATAGAAAATGGTGGATTCTCTATAGTAGCTAGAAGCTATGAAGATGCAAGAAGCAGATCTGTTGCACCTAAATTTTACTTAGATAAATTTGTTGAAACTGTATCTACTAAAACTGAGCTTTCTAAACTTAGAAATAAAGCTATTGCTGAACTTACTAAGTTGTTTGATAAAAATCAAAACAAACTTTTCTATGTTGCTAAAGTAGTAGATGGTAATAGTGTTCAATACAAAAAATCTACTCCTAATGATATTGTATATGACAACATGGATAGATTTATTAGAGGAGAAGGTGTTGAACCAAATATCAAAAGAGCATCTCAATTATTCTTAGATGCAGCAGTATCTGATATGGAGACACTTAAGTTGAAATCTATTGTTAAAGATTCTACTTACTACAAATTTATTATAGCAAAATCTGATGGATTTATTTACCATACTGATTCAAGTGCTTTGATGGGAAGAAATGCAGCTGATTGTGTTGAGTTCTTAAAGAACCCTCTTAATGATGGTTTATTATTAGACTTAACTAAAAAGGTTGAAAAATATTGGAATGTATAACTAATTAAAATTAAATATCATGGCTGGACAAATGAAAACCGCAAACTCTTATCCTCAAGTTGTAACAAACCCTACAAGATACACAGGAGGAAAAAATGCTAATGTTACTGTAGTAACTAACCCTACTCGTTATACTGGTGGAAAAAATATTGAAGCTTGTAATGTACCAGCAGGTAAATTAAAAAAATAATAATCATGAAAGATATAAAAGCAAAAGTAGTTACTAAACCTACAGGTAAACAAGGTGGTACTAATGGTACTGCTAAAGTACAAAAAGGTATTAAAGCTAAACCATCTGGTAAAGTTAATACTCCCCCTAAAGGTGCAGTACCTGCTAAAATGAAAATGGGTGGTTCTAAAAAATCATGTTAATATAAAAATATTATGAGAAAATTAGCTAAAAAACAAACAGGTGGTTCAACAAAAGTTAAGAAATCATCTTATGATTCAGCATTTAAAGCTGCATCAAATAAAATTGAAAAAGCTCGTGCTATAGGAGATTCACTTGCCAAGAAATCTGCATTAAAAAAAGCACAAGTAGGAATGGCTACAACACCAGCTCCAGTAAAACCAATAGCTCCTATATCACCAAGAATGAGCAAAGCAGTATCTGATAGTACAGCAGGTGCTCAATATATGGCTCAAGCTAAATCTAAATTTAGTCCTGAAGAGTTACGAGGTTCTAACATAAAACCTAAAATGGAAGCTGCAGCTAGAGCTACTAAAAGACCTTCTAATGTTAGAGCTTATGAAAAAGAAAGAGCTGTTCAATCAGCTAGATCTGCAGCATCAGATGCAGCTAACAAAGCTAACTATGGGGAGAAAATGAGAAAACCTGGAGCTGCTGGTGCCCCAACTTCTAAAGCATTTGTTCAATCAGCTAAAACAGCTAAAAAGAAATAACAATGGCTAAAGATAAAAACTGGATACAAAAAGCTACAGCCTCTATAAAAAGAAGAGGTACTGAAGGTAAATGTACTCCTATTACTAAACCAGGTTGCACAGGTAAAGCTAAAGCATTAGCATTAACTTTTAAGAAAATGGCTAAAGCAAAAAAAGGATAATATGGCAAAGAGTCCAGCATGGCAAAGAAAAGAAGGTAAATCTCCAAGTGGAGGTTTAAATGCTAAAGGGAGAGCTTCTCTTAAAGCTGCAGGTCATGATATTAAAGCTCCTCAACCTGAAGGAGGACCTAGAAAGAAATCTTTTTGTGCTAGAATGGAAGGAATGAAAAAGAAACTTACTTCTAGTAAAACAGCTAATGATCCTAATTCAAGAATAAACAAATCACTTAGAAAGTGGAAATGCTAAAATAATATGAAAAAGACAGCACCTAAAAAAGGAAAATCAATCTTATCTACTGATAAAAAAATGGTAGGTATATATAACAAAACTGTAGAGGGATCTCCTAAAAAGAAACAACCTAGAGTTGAAGTTGTACAAGAATTTATGAATCCAAAAGCTAAGGCTAAAAAGAAAAAATAACAAATGTTAAATTCAGCTATTCTCATAACTAATCCAGCAGAGTCTATTCCTAAAAAAAGTAGATCTCTAGAATGGTATCATAGAAATAAAGAAAAAGCTGCAGCTTATAAAAAAGCTCATTACTATGCTAATATAGATACATATAAAGCAAGAGCTACAAAGTTTGGTAAAAGTGAAACCAGAAAACAATATTTAATTAATAATAAAGAAAAAACAAAAGCTTATAATAAAGAAAGATGGTTAAAAGTAAAAGAAACTAAACCTCATTTAAAAGCAATTTATGGTATAACTTTGGAAGAATATTCTTTAATGTTTGAAAAACAAGAAGGGTGTTGCTTAGGTTGTAAGAATCATAGGTCTATTTTAAAAAGTGATTTATGTGTAGATCATTGTCATACTACAGGTAAAGTAAGAGGTTTGTTATGTACTAAATGTAATACAGCTTTAGGAATGATTGAAGATAATAAAGACACATTATTAAACCTTATAACTTATTTAAACAATGCTTAATTCAGCTATACTAATTAAAGTGAAAAACCGCTTAAATAAACTCTCCTCAAACGATTATGATAACATAGAAGCTTGGCAAATAACTGAAGCTTTTAATAAAGGTCAAGTTGATTGGTGTAGAAGAAACCTTCATGGTACTAATATTACCAAGGAAGGTGATGAACAATCTACTAGAAGAATAGATGATTTACAAGTGTTGCTTACTCCACTTAATTTAAAAATGGCTGATAAGCAAACATACTTTGAGACTACCAACTTCCCTACTAATTACCTACAATGGAAAAGACTTTCTGCAAAAGCTAAAAGTGATTGTTGTGAATCTAAACCAATGGTGGTTTACTTAGGAGAAGTAGCCAATGTGGATCAACTTCTTAGAGATAAAAATAAACAACCTAGCTTTGAGTGGGCTGAAACATTTGCTACCATATCAAATAACCAAATACAGATATATACTAATAACCTGTTTGATGTAAGTGAGGCAACTCTTTACTATTACAGACAACCTAGATATATTCAAATAGCTGGTGTAACCAACCCTTACACTAATGTAACACCAACAGTAGATACTGAATCAGAATTTAAAGATGATTTAGTTGAGTTGTTTATAGATGAAGCAGTTAAAATATTAGCAGGTGATATTGAATCAATGAACCAATATCAAAGAATGACACAAACAGTAGAAAATAATAACTAAATTATATAATGGAAGCAAAAAGATTTTTAAAAAGAGATGGTGGTTCAGCTGCCAACTACAGTGCTCCCTCTACAGGAGGATTGGATACAATGACTGCAGCATGTGTATCAGAGTTAATGAATGCTGCAACTGCCATCCACAAACTTCATTTGAAAGTTTCTGGTCCAGGATCATTTGCATCTCATAAAGCTTTGAATGAATTATATGATGCATTACCAGATCATGCTGATGCATTAGCTGAAGGATTCCAAGGAGCAACTGAAAAATTATTGGAATACAAAGATGTAGCTCCAAGAACATTAAATAGTGTACCTGAAGCATTAGCTTATTTAAGAGAAATGTACCAAATGGTTACAGGATTACAAGGTAAAATGCCTTACTCTGAAATAGTGAATGATTTAGACACAATTAAATCAACAATTAATTCAATTAAATATAAATTGTTATTTTTAAAATAATTTTATATATTTAACTATTATTTATATTTTTATTTATTAACAACAAAAACAAAACAAAATGGCTTATTTTAATCATGCGTTTACCAAGATGTTCTTGGGAACAGGGGGAACAATAGCTTCTCCATTTGCAACAGATGGTGGTTTAATCATTGATGCTGGTGTAACAACTTCTGAATTATCTAAATTGGCTCCTGGATACTTTGGATTCTTTGATAAAAACTATGAATCAGTAAATGTAAGTACTCTCACTGGATGTTGTCCATTGATCTTAGCTGGTTCTTCTTTATTAGCTAAAGATAAAATTGGACCTTTCCATGGAGGTTACAAAGAGACTAACAAGTCTAAATTAATCAATCCTAAGTATGTACAAAAAGCATACAAAGTAACAACTTGTGTACCTAAACAAACTGTAGTATCAGTAGGAACAACTCCTCAAATTACTGCTGGTGGTTTAGATGTAAACAAATTCCAAGGTGGAACTACTGAAGCAGGTTGTAATTTTGAATTCTTATGTGGAGAAACTTACTACTTAAGAATTGATGTTAAAGGTTCACCAGCATTACGTGCTTTGAATCACAATGCTTACCAAACATTATCTGCTTACACAGGATGTTGTGCAGGTGCTGTTCCTACAGCTGTTGATTCAACTTTAGTAATGATTGAATGGGCTAAAGCATTAATTATCAATAACTACTTAAAAGACTTTGTACTTCCAGTAGTATTTGATGAAGCAGGTACTCCTTGGTATGCTCCAGGAACAACTGTAGATCCTATCTCTGGAATACCAGGGTCTGTAACTTCAGCTCAATGGTGGACAGCTTATGTACCAGGTGTTCATACTCCAGGTGCAACTGCAGGTTTAAGATTATTTGGTGCATTTGTAGAAACTAAATTTGGTAACTGCTCTTTCCAAGTAACTGACTTCTTTGAAAAAGAACCAATTAAAGTTTATGCTTCAATGGTTGATTACACTGGAGATCCTTGTACTTTTGAAGGTATCTGTGTATACAATGATTGTTTAGGTTTACAAGGTATGGGCTTTGGTGAACAAGTTGTAAGGGATTTAATTAAAGCTGAATCTTATTTACAAAACTTCTTCCACTCTGATATCAGGGTTAGGGAAATCACTCAAGGTTTTGATATCTTGAATTCAGTAGATAGAGATGCTTTATATACTCGTTATTTCTTATTACACAGTGTACCTCGTTTCAACAACCCAACTGGTGTGTTTGATAATGACAGATACATGTTAGAAATTATAGTACCTGAAGCAGATCCAGCATCACCAGTAGGTAATCCTGCATTAGATACTTTCTTAAATGCTTGGTTAGGTAATTGTACTGACTGTGTTGTACCTCTTGAAATTCAAGAATGTGTAGAATGTACTCCAGAACCTAATGCTTAAAAATTAATAACTTACAATAAAAAAGAGGAATTAATTTTCCTCTTTTTTTTTATTATATTTGTAATAAGATTATGGCAAAACATGTATTAAGTTTGGAAATTCCAGACACAATGAACAAATGTATTTTTAGAGTGGTGGATACAAGTGTATATGCAACAACTATACCTGTGACTTGCCCCCTCTTACAGATTACACCTCCAGGGTATATACATCCTGTAAACTTTACTAACCCTCAAATACTACCAGGATTTAATCTTAATCTTACAGCTTGTGATTTAGAATTACAAGTATCAGATTGTGGTACTACATTCTATGATGTACCAGATGGTATTTATATAGTTAAGTATAGTGTAGAACCTAAAGACTTAGTATATGTAGAGTATAATCATTTAAGAACTACTTGTGCAGACAATAGAATAAAAGAGATCTATTGTTCTTTATCATTAGGTGCTTGTGATCCACCAGCATCTATTAAAGATAAACTTAATCAAGTAAGATTAATACAACAATATTTAAAAGCTGCTAAAGCATATGTAGAAGATTGTCATGATCCTTCAAAAGGTATGGAACTATACAGATATGCTGTTAAGCTAATTGATAAATTAAGTTGCAGTAGTTCTTGTAAAACATGTTAAACCAATTAAAAACCAACTAATATGAATTGTCTTAACTGTAATGCTAAATTATCATGTGGTTGCCAAAAGAGAGTGGCAACTGATGGAAAAAGTGTATGTAGTAACTGTTTAGGTTTATATGAAAACAAATTAAAAACTATCAAAAATACTCAGCCTCCTAATCCTAATATTAAAACTTTTAGATAATATGTTATTTGATCAACCTACTTCATGTTGTTGTTATTTGTTTACTATTAATTTTTATTCTAATGAGGGTAATGCCTTTATTAATTATACTGATTGTGAAACAGGCCAACCTGCAACTATGATTGTATCAGGTTCTAATGGTCTTAGACAATATATACCAGTATGTAGTAGTACTCTTCCTTTAAATTTAAGTTTTTCAGATTATTTAGTACAAAGTAGGGGTAGAAGTACATATATTGAATTACAAAGTTGTAGTAACCCTTTAGATTACATTTATGTAATTCCTCAAGGAATTGGTAGTGGAATTTATGAATTTGATGAAATTCCTGGATGCTGGAAACATATTAGATCTCAGGTTGAATGTGCTCCTAATACAAACTCAATTATTGATTTTACTTTAACTAGAAAAAATTCTTATACTGAGTGTGAAACATGTTTAAATAATAATATTTATTATTTATTAACTGGGTGTGGTCCAGATTTATTAACAATAGTAACTCAAACTGATTTATTATTATACTTAGATAAAGTAATTAAAATAGATGGAGATACAAATTGTTATAGTGTAAGCTTGACAGAATTTAGTCCTAATACTGTATCAGTTACTGTTTCAGATGATTATGAAACTTGTCTTGATTGCTTACCTCCACCTCCACCACCTGCATATTATTTAAATAGTTGTACTAATGATACTACTAATAATAAAATAATTGTATATAATGGACCAAATCCTAATGCTTTACCTAATCCATCAACATTAGGTAGTGCTACATTAGGTGTATTTACTTATGATTCAGGTAGTAGTAATACAACTTTACCTGGTTGTTTTAATATAATACCAGCACCAGCTGGAGAATACCCTACTGCAATATTATATACTGATGTAGTAAGCTTTACACAATTTACTAGTTGTCCTCAGTGTAATGCTCCAACATTTAAAATTACTGCTTGTGAAGAAGATTCAGGACTAACCCCTTGGATTACTAACACAGACTTGTTAGTATATGATGGTACAACACAAAAAATAGAAATAACAGAACCTGGTGAATTCTGGGATGAAGGTGTATATTGTGTTACTATTGAAAGAGTAGTTACAGTAGTAGGAGAACCTTTCACAGGAACTGTGTTATCTAATAACTATGCAAACTGTTTTGAATGCTTAAGAGTTTGTTATTTAATTACTCCATGTACTCCTAGTACATTAGAACCTAGAATTGTATATAATGACTTCTCACAATATGTAGGTAATATAATTAAGATTGTAGGTTGTCCTGATGTATGTTGGGAAGTATCTATTGCTGATACTTGTGAGTTTGGAGTTAATGTAGGTGAAGTAACTGATGATTATGAAACATGTGAAGCATGTGCTCCAGTAATCCCAGTACCAACTTTTAGTTTACATCCTAGAAGAATTAAACCTGGATACTTCAGTAAAAATTCATGTCTCTCTACTGATTACATAGAGAAAGTAAACTGCACATTTGCACAAGAAGTATATAACAAAATGATAGTTAATAGATATGGTATTACCCCTTGTTGTGGTGATGAACTAGACACTTGGGATATCAAAAAACAAATACTAGATTTTGAACTATTAACAGATCCAGATTTATGTAAATCTACTTTACCAGAACCTGATCCAGATTGTTAAATAAATATTGTGTATAAAATAAAAATTATGTAAATTAACATACTAAAATTATAGCATGAAACCATTAAATATTGATAAAACAGGATGCTCAAATATTTCATCAAACTGTGTAGTTTGGCAAGGTCCTAATATACCTTGTATTAATTTATGTAAAGGAGATTCTGTTACAGAAGTTGTATACAAATTAGCTACAGAATTGTGTGAGTTAATTAACACATTTGATATAAGCACTTATACATTAAGTTGTTTTGCTCAAGGTATTTGCCCTCCACAAACTTTTAGAGAATTTGTACAATTACTTATTGATAAAGTATGTACTGGTCAAATCAGTAATTATTCAGTATCTTCTGCACAACCTGCAGCAAGAAGTATGTCAGTAATTGGTGTAGATGCTAGTGGAGATACTATTGTTGAAATAGCTCCAGCTTTCTATTACTATAATGAGTTTGGTGATTTAGTTACCACAATGACAGTAACTAATTATGCAGTTGCAATTGGTAATAGAGTATCAAACATGGTTACTACTATTACTAATATTGAATCTACATTAACTAATCATAATAATAGATTAATATTATTAGAAACAGCTCCTGCTCCAACAATTGAATTACCAACTGTAACTCCAATATGTGTAATACCAGAAGCAGGACCTACTGCAATGAATATAGTTTTAGCTGCTACAGAACAACAGTTTTGTGAGTTAAGATTAGCAACAGGAACTCCAATTGATATTTTTACTAATATTCAAAAACAAATTCCTAATCTTAATGAAGCTCCAACCCTATCTGGTGTTGGTGGAAATATGGCTTCTTTAGATGGGTGGAATTCATCAATTCAAAATGAAGCATCTTCAATTGGAAACATCTGGTTGACTATTGCTGATATGAGGGTTGCCCTACAGAATATCATTACTAACTATATTCCTAATGTATGTAGTGGAATCAACTTAACTATATTTGCATCATACAATAGTGATACACAAGAAGTAAGTGTATTTGTTAATGGAGTTATTCCAGGAACATTTGTTAATACTGAGTCATTAGGTACATTATTTACTGTCCGTGATAGTTATAACTCTACTACTAGTAGTTACTTAAACATCATTGATATTCTAAACTCTCCTTTTGGTGGTATCATTCCTATTGGAAATACAATATTAAATGGTTCAACTAACTTGACTATCACAGCAGAACCTAACTTTACAAATACTGTAAGTGGTTCTCAATGTCAATCAATATTACAATTTACTATTATTCAATTAGCTAACTGTCCTGAAGTAGTTTATACTCCAGCTTTAGATTCTATTGATTTCCAATTTACAAGTGAGTCTGGAAATAAAACTTATATTGTTGAGTTATGGAATGATTTAGGAACTGTATTGATTAGTTCTCAAACATTTGAATCTAGTTCAGTTAATATTTACAATGGATCATTTGTAGAATTAGTATCCTCTACTAGTTATAAATTAAGAGTTAAAATAGATATCAATAATGCAATAACAACTTGTGCATTTACTGTAGTAACAACATTAACACCATAAATATGAGCTGCTCAACATGCAATACAAATAACTGTGGATGTATTTCTAAAGGTTTAACAACACCAAACCTTTGTCCAAATGATACACCTGTTTGTCCAGATCCTATTCCTTGTGATGAAACTACTGATGCAAATTGTGTAATTTACACTGGACCTCCTATCACTGGGACAACCGGTACAATCATTCCTACTAATACTCCTATAAGTACTAGTGTGCAAAATATTGTAAATTATATAAACTATAATTCTATTACTCCTACAAGTGTAACTTTTACTAGTTTAACTAATTTAATTAATACAAATTCATTAACACCTGGTGCTAAGTATTTAATTAGTAATTTTCAAACTATATATGATCAACCTGATTATACAGGAAATTTACCTGTAACTCCAGTAGAGTTAAGAGATGCAACACCTAAAACTGTAGTAGCTACTAAGACAGGTCCAATAGAACCTTTGATTGTAACTGCTGCAACTACAAATGCTTTATTACCAGAGGCTGTATCAACTCTTCATCCTAAAGATCAAATAAAATTTGATATAACTTTTACTAATACAGAAGTAATGAATGCTCCTGCAAAAGGTAGAATCATTGAAAGAATAGATGAGTGGAATAACAGAACTGATTATGACCATAGACATATATTGTTTAAAAGGTATAAAGAAGATCCTATTACTTCAAGATATAATGTATTTTATGATACAGGATATGCTAGTAGTGAATTTTTAACTTTTGATTTATTAAATAATAATTCTACAAATAATTATATAGGTAATAATACAGAATTTAATTTACCTTTTTTATTAAGTAATAATGTTTTTGATAATGACTTTTCTAATTTAACAAAAAATAATATAATTGGAAATAATTGTGTTAATAATAGTATAGCATTTTTTGAAAGTTTTAAAAATAATAATATTAAAAACAATTTTATAAGAAATAGAATTACTGGTGATATTATTGATAATAATAATATTAATTTTCAATTTATTAACAATAATATTGTAAGTGGAAGTAGATTTATTAATAATACTATAAATAATTATTTTGTACAAAATATAATTACAGAAAGTGATTTTGAATCTAATATAATTGATAATTCTGGTTATGCAGAACCATATAGTTTTAAAGACAATAATATTAGTTATTCACTTTTTTATTCTAATACAATAAGAGGAGGCTTTGCATCAAATAATATAAATAACTCAAGTCAAGAGTTTTGTTTCAATGTTATAGAAACAAATTTTACTAATAATACAATTTTAAATGTTCCGATGGCTTTTAATAAAATTAGTTTTAATTTTATTAACAATACTATAAATGCTGTACTTGAACATAATACAATAGGTGATAATTGTGGATATAATATATTTAATGGACTTTTTACAAACAATACAATAGGTAATTATTGTGGATATAATGGAGGTAATACTAATTATAGTAATACTTTTGGTAATGCAGATAGTAATACATTAGGTAATTATATATGGAATAATGAAATAGGTGATAGATTTAATAATAATGTTATAGGAGATTATTTTGGTAATACTAAACAAGCACCAGGTTCTCAATCTAATATTATAGGTGAAGATTTTCAAAATAATCAAATAGGAAATTACTTTGGTAGTGCTGATCCTGATCTAACACAATTTGGTAATACTATTGGAAATAACTTTAGAAATAATCAAATAAAAGATTTTTTTTATGCTAACACCATTGCAGATGGTTTTGGGGGAAATGTTATTCAAAATATGAGTGACTGTATTACTTATGGATTATTTACGTTTAATACATTAAAATATGTAGAGGGGAGTACTTTTAGAAATAACTTTAAGTATAATAAAATAGATAGAATAGTTGGTAGTAAATTTGGAGCTGATTGTACAAATAATATAATTATAGGTGAAGAGTGTTCAATTAATATAGGTTTTGAAACTTTAAGTAATTTTAGTTTTAATGAATTTAATACAGGTTATTTTGCTATAGATTTTATAAATTCTGCTAGTCCTGTGTATGGAAATACTAATTGTAAATTTTTAACTGGTAGTAATGGTACTATATATATGAGTTATTTTGATGGTACTAATGTTGTTTATGTTGCACCTTATTAATAAAATATAACATGTCAAACTGTAATAAATGTGATAAAGAATGTAATTGTGGATGTATTCCACAATCAATGACAACTCCTGATTATTGTATTCCAAATACACCAGCATGTCCAGACCCATCTCCATGTACTGAAACATTTGATGCTGACTGTGTCATATATACAGGTGATCCTATTGAAGGACTTAATGGACCTGTTATCCCTACTAATTCACCAATTAGTGCTGGATTAAATGATATAATGGATTACATCAATAAAAGATATTGTGACTTAGAAGCTGAGTTTACTTCTTATCCAGATCAGAGATATACTGATTATGTAACAAGCTTAAGTTGTGCTGCTCAACTTAGTGATAATACACCATATTGTTGTGGAGATATACCAGCACCATTTGATAATTATATAGGGTCAACACCTCCATGTGGTCCAGGTTGGATAGGAGAATCTCAGTGGTTTGCTTATATGAAAGCTTTAACACCCTCTGTAGAGGTAACAATTACTGGTGGTCAAAGTCCATATACTTATGAATGGACAATTGCTGAAGGAGATCAAGCTGGTCATTATTTCAGAGGTTGTCTTCCAACAAATACAAACAAAATTTATTTAGATGTAAATTTTAAAAAAATTGATGGAGAATTTAATGGGGCTGTATATAATGGAAGACCAAAATTAACTGGTGCATATACACCAAAAACAACTTTAAAAGAAGATGGATCTACTATAGCTGGTACTACTTTGCAACTAAAAGTAACTGATGCTAATGGAGCTAATAAAACTTTTTATTATAGATATACTAATGAAGATTGTTATCCAGTTAATGCATCTGTATGTAATTCTTACAATGTAGAGTTTTGTGATCAAGGTCAAACTTTCTTTAATTGGGTGACAATGGATTTAGATTTTATGGATGATAAAAGGGTTATACCTACATGTACTGATTTAAATAGTTATGGTATATATAGACCTGAATTAAATGAAGGAGACATTGGAACTATATATAGAGAACAAAGAGATTCTTTTATGAAACGTCAATGGGGGGTTTTATTAGCATCATCAGCAGGTACAGGATTTCAACCATATGATAAACCTAAACCACAATCATATTTACCTGGAGAAAACTTAAATCTTAATTCATTAACTTTTCCTCATGATATTTTTTACAACAATAATGGAAAAGCTCCTTTAAAATATATAAATGTATTTGATGGTGGTTATCCTATTAGTCAAATTTATTATGAAGATTCAGGTGTTATTAAAAATATGTGGACAGAAGTTATAGACCCTGATTATGGAACCACATTATCTGACAGATATCCTGGAGTTATTGATATTAAAAGAAGACCTGCTGTAAAAACAGCTGCAGATTTACCAACTTTAACTAGCAATGATCCTATACCAATTGAACCTGGACAAATTATTAGAGTTTTTGATGCTGGTGCTGATTTAATATGGAATAGCACATTATCTATATGGGAACCTATAAGTTTATATTTTGATGACATATTAACTACAAGAAGAGCAAGAAGAGATGCACAAAAACAATCTACAGTTCAAATGTCTTTAGCTACGAAACCATTTACTTGGTCTAATGTGTATATATTACAACATGTAATTAAAACATATAGAGATTATCAAATTACAAATATTTAAAAATTATAAAACATGCTATTTGATTTAGAAGATTATTACACTACTGGTCTAATCGGTCAATATAACAGACCACCATATTCAACACCTTATGGAGATAAAGTAGATGCTTTAGGAACTGCTAATGAAAGTTTTAATGCTTTTTTAAAAGCTGTTAATGAATGGTTTTTAGCAAGTACTGCTTGGCATCCTCCTTATACTTGTACACCAAATCCTGATAGTTATTATTACGGAGAGTTTCAAGATGCTTTTATTAATTGGAGGATTAAAAGATTAATTTTTTATAATGCTTATGCAGGATGTGCAGCAACTGATGTTTTTGAACCATGTGCATCATGTTTACCTGGTACTGGTGTTAAGATTGTTGAATTAACTAAATTAGTACCTGAATTAATTCCTATGACAGGTAATACTTGGTTATATGAACCTGTAGCATATGACTTTGATCAAGTCATTGATTTTGGTAATTATGAAAATCTTACTGAAGAAGTTCTTAATGACTATATTACTGCTTCACAAGAACTTATGTGTACTCTTAAAAAATTAATTAAGATTACTGTCGGTAGTGATATTGAAGATGTAGTTAATGTTCCTGATTTTATTTTTACTCCTACTTTATAATACTAATGAATAATCTCAAAGAATTTATCAATACAATAAAAGACAGATGTTTTTATATTGGTGAGGAATTCTTTGAGGATTTAGAAGATTTTATTATTAAGTCTGGCTGTGTAAGTATTAGGTTTGAACACATGTCAATTAAAGCTATGGGTATATCTAAACCTGAAGAATGTGTTATAAGCTATAAAGTGTTGGATCTTCCTACTGATTACATCTTATACATAATACTACATGAGATAGCACACCAATATCAGTATAAAAAGTATGGTAAAGACTTAGCATTAGAAATCTATAGGAGCAACACATCCATAGATGAAGCTATAGAATCTTTATTATATTTTGAGCAATCAGCAGACAGATTTGCATTAATGAAATTAAACAGTATTGTTAAGAAAAATAATACAAAAATTATTGTTAATATTACACCCAGATATTTAAATCTGAATAATTTTAATTATATTAGAAAGTATATTCAGATGGTAAGGAATGAAGTAGTAAATAAAAATTATACAACAATTGAATCTATAAATGAATTTTTACATAATAGAATTAGATTGAATTAAAATATTAGTGTCACGGTTTGTTGGTTTAAACGTGCCTAACAAGCAGAGTCCTCTGGTTAAATTATACCAGAGGACTTTTGCTTTATAATATCTTGCAAATCAGGCAATAAAAGATTATTTTTAAAGATTAGAAATTATATGTATATTTAAGTATGGAAGGTGTAATTACTCATTTTAAAAAACCTGATTTAAAAGCTCCTAGAAAGAGAGAAGAAGTACACAGTATTTATAATAAAGTGTTTTTTGAAAAGTTTAAGAAAGATAATCCAGAGTTTAAAGATGTTCCTATTAAAGACCTTAAAGAAATAATTAAAGTATTTAATGGTGAATTATGGAACCATGCTTTAAATTACAGAGATGGGGTAGAGCTTCCAGAAAATTTAGGTTTTATATTCTTAGGAACTTGTTTAAGTCCTAAAAAATATAACACTGATTATGGTAAATCAATACAAGATTCTGGTTTAAGACACAGACAAAAGAACTTTGATTCAGATAACTTCTTAGCTAAAATATTCTATACTAATTTTGCTAACAAGTATAAGTTTAAAAACAGAGAGCTTTGGAGATTTACAGCTGTTAGAGAGTTTAAAAGAAGTGTTAAAGATATTTATATTAATAACTGGAAAATATATGTGCAAGTTGAGAATGGTAAAAACATTTCTAAATACATGCAGACATATAAGAAAAATGAATGGTTTAGAAATTCAATTGAAACTTTTGCTATTGATCCATTATATAATGAATTTGATTTAAATTAATAAAATGACAACTATAGGTGAAACCATATCCAGAGTTAGGAATGTTGTAAAGGGTGTTAAAGAAGATGCTTTCCTTACAGATAGATTCTTATATTCTATGATCTTGAAATATGCTAAGATGCTAATCAGGAGACAAGATAATGAAAACAAGATTATGAGATTTCAAAGTTTGTTTGAAAGATTACCTTGTGTAGAACTTGTTGAAGTAGATAAAATTGAAGCATGTTGTGCAGGAGTAAAATCCAACTGTACTATTAAAAGAACAAAGGATAAACTTCCTACTGTATTAGAAGGAGCTTATGGACCATTGTTTAGGACTATCTCCTCTATAGATGGATCTATACAAGTTTATAAAACCTATCCTAGTACATATACTAACATGGCTAATCTTAGTTCATTCAAGTATAATAAAAATAAATACTACTGGTATTTAGGAGGATATTTATATTTTCCTAATATTGTTTGGGAAGCTGTTGCTGTAGAAGGTCTATGGGATGATAGTATTGAGATGTATCTATGTGATGGAGATCAATGTAAACCAAGACAAGATAGTGATACTCACATTCCAGAATACTTATTTGCTGAAATAGAACAAATGGTATTAAAAGAATTAACATTCTTAATGCAAGTACCTATTGAAAATAATGATGATAATCAAAATCCTCTTAGAACCTAATAACAATGTCATATAATTATACCCTCAAATACAGAACTTTTGACCAGTTACTTGATGATGTTCAGGTTGACTTTCAAAACTTGTCATTGCAAAATATGATTGAACCTCAGCAGCTTATTAAAGTTGCTAAAAGAGTTACTTATGATTTAGGTCTTAGAGTTAATATGACTAAAGAAACTCTTTTAGAAGTTAATAAAGGTAGAGTAAAATTACCTGATGATTTCTTTGTTTTAAACTATGCATTGATTTGTGATGAGTTAACTGTTCATGAACCAGTTAGTCAAGGTACTGATATTCAAGAAGTTAAGATAATTCCTCCTTACTATCAAACACCTGCTACTATTAGTTCATGTACTGATGGAGTTGTAAATTGTCAATCATGTGGTATTCCTTGTAATACTTGCACATGTCATACTAACCCATCTAACTGTCCTGATTTACCAGGTGATCAAAGCTACTGTATTAAACCTAAGATTCAATTAAACTGTAAAGGTGAAACTTATGAGTTAGTACAAATAGTTAAAACTCAACAGAGAGTCTATAAAAGACTTTGGCCTTTGACTATTATTAATAATCCTCAGACTATTGATTGTGATTGTCCTAACTTATATGTTAGATCTCCACAACAAGCTTGGATAAAAGATAACTTTCTCTTTACTAATTTTGATGATGGGAGAGTATACATTGCTTACCAAGGTCAATTAGAAGATGAAGAAGGTAACTTACTTGTTCCAGATCATCCAGAAATTAATGAGTATTATGAGTATGCTATTAAACAAAGGATACTAGAAAACTTATTAATGAATGATGAGAATGTTTCAGCTAAGTTAAACTTAGTAGAACAAAGATTAAGACAATCTAGGAACTATGCTAAAATGATTGTTAATACTCCAAACTTTGCTGAGATGAAACAATTATGGGAAGCTAATAGAAAAGCTCAATATGCTAAATTCTATGAACCATTTAAATCATACCCATGGAATCAAGCTTTTAATATTAATGTTCAAAATCAAATGAATAGATACTAATGGAAGATAATACACAAAATACTAGTGGTGGTCAAGGTAGGACATTTGATAAAGCTTTAAATGAAGATGTTAATGACTTTCACCTACCCTCCAATTCCTGGACACAGGCTAGGAATGCTATTAATAATTCAAATACTGGTGATTTAGGAAAACTTGGTAATGAGCCAGCAAACCTTTATTGTGTATCTGCACCATATCCGGTTATTGGATACATACATATTATTGAAGATAAATGGGCTGTTTTCTCTACTGATAATACTAATTCTGAAATAGGATTGTTTATAGAAAAGAACTGTGGTCAAAATCAACAAATCAATCCAGCTTACATAACAGTAGTAAATGATGCTTGCTTAAAGTTTAATCAAGATAATTTAGTAATAGGAGTAGCAAGATCTTTAAGTACTTGTACATATAATTTATATTGGGATGATGGAAACAACCCATCAAGAGTATTAGAGATTGATGTAGATAATCCTGCTAGAAATCTTTATAGTAATCCTGAAAGTACTATTCCATGGATACAAGCACCAGCACCTGGTCCAGAAGGTCAACCACCATGTAGTGAAACAGAAAACACATCTGTACTAGATTGTGATAAAATTAGATTAGCTAAGTACATAAATCCTATCTGTCCTAGAGTGGAAAAAGGAGTTAGTGGTGGTAATCTAATTAATGGATCTTACTTTGTTGTAATGGCTTATGCTATTAAAGGACAAAAAATAAGTGACTGGTATATGTCAAATGTTCAAGGATTATTTGATCATAATAATGTAGCCTCATCATTAGATGTATTTATAGATAGTGTTGATGCTGATTATGATGAATTAATTGTTGGAGTTGGTTCAAGCACTAATCAACAAGTAGTAGTAAGGCAAGCTGGTATCTACAGCACTAGACAAAAAAAATTAAGCTTTGATATTATACAAGATACTTGGCCAGCTATTCCTATAGAGCAGTTACCTATAATGACTCCTATAATGGACAAGACAGATGCTATGTACTCTGTAGGAGATTACTTATTAAGAGTTGGTCCAACATCAAAACAAGATTTTAACTATCAACCATTAGCTAATCAAATAGTTGCTAAATGGCAATCAGTTGAATATCCTGCTAACTATTACAAAAAAGGTAATAACCATGTTGGGTATATGAGAGATGAAGTTTATTCTTACTTTATCCAATGGATATATGATACAGGTGATAAATCTTCTTCATATCATATTCCAGGTAGACCAGCAGTTTCATATTCAATTCCTGGTGGACCTTCTGCTAAAGAAGATTCAGCTTGGAGTTTTGGAGCAAGTAATGCATTAGAAGGAGATGAATACGTATTTGAAACTTACAATACAGCTACTGAAACTGCTACTTTTCCATTACCTCCACCTTTAGGTGCTAATGTTTTACCAGATGGTGGTGTAGTCATTGCTGAAGGTTATATGGGTTATTGGCAATCAAGTGAAAACTACCCAGATAACAAACCACAAATTTGGAATGCAAGTGCTCATACTTGGTCAGCAGTTACTAGCTTTCCTTACAGCAGTACTCAAATTGATGATTATGATTTATGTGGAAAACCTATAAGACATCATAAGTTTCCTGAAGATAATACTAGTTCAAATACAGTATTATTTAATAGTGGTAATGGAGATAAAATAAGAATAATGGGAGTTAAGTTTGAAAAAGTCAAACCTCCTGTAGATAATAGTGGTCAACCTATTCCAGGTATTATAGGATATGAAATATTAAGAGGTACTAGAAATGGTAATAGAACAATTATTGCCAAAGGTATGATTAATAACATGTGTAGATATGCTATACCAAATAGTACAAAAAATGGTTTATTTCCAAATTATCCATATAATGATTTAGGCAATAATCCATTTTTAAGTTCAACATTAACTTCTTATAGTAATGGAAATATAAATGCTAATATACCAATACCTGGTTCTAGTTTTGATAATCCTTATTATACTTTTCACTCTCCTGAAACTAACTTTAATAATCCATTTTTATCTGCTAAAGAATTTAAACTCTATGGTACAATAAAAGGGGGTGTAAGAGGTAAATATGAATATTCTGAAGAACATCCTAAAGAAAAACTAATTACTAATTTATCTTTTATAATTTCAGCTATAGGTGGTTTAGTAATAGCAGCTCAAGCAGCTCAAGGACAAAGTAGTAAAAAATTTAGCACCACTCTTTCTACATCTGGTCATTATAATGATGTATTAGCAGCTGGTACATCTAGTGGGTTATTATCACCAAGTTATTTATTAGTAAACCCCCCAGTTACTGGAGTAAATTTAGGATTAGTAGGAACAATATTAGCTGATGAAGCCTTAGCTTCAAATACAATTGGTGCATTAGTACCATTAGTTCCAAATGCTACTCAAAAAAATATAGCTTATTATTCTGCTGCAATGTCGGCTTCAGGTGTTTTAGCAGCTTCAATACCAGATTTAGAAGTTAATAAAACTGATGGTTATTTAGATGGTTTAGGAGGAGCAGGAATAATATACAAAATACCAATGTTTTTAAACTATTTTTCTGAAGGAACTGATTCTATTATAAGATTAATTAGAGCAATTATTAGATATAGAGACTTTGCATTAAGATACCATTCTCATGGGTTTTATAATGAATTTGACAATGTAAATAAAGCTAATACATTTAGAAGTGAAATTGATAATGCATTTTATATTAATCCTGAAATAGTATCATTAAATCCTAATTTACAAATAAACAATCTATATAGACAAAGAACTGTTACATTTGAAACAATATCAACTAATAAACTACCAGTACCAACAGGAGATAATTCTAGATCTGGTATTATAAAACCTAGTAATATTACAAAAGTAGAAGACATGGTTAATAAAATTTTTGAAACCAGATGTGCTTCTCATTATGGTGCTTTAAAAGTTAGAATTAAAAATCAGTATAGTCAATTAAATAATATAGTTCAAGTACCTGTAAGTCCTTGTTATAGTACAGGATCTTCTACAACTACACTATTTGGTGGTGATACTTATGTAAACAGATATACAGAAAAAAATACTTTCTTATACTTTTATGATTGGTTAGAGGGTCAACCAGATGGTGCTCAGTTAGATTACACGCAGCATGTAATGATACCTTATCCTAAGTATTGGGCTAACTTTAATCAGTTTCAAACAAGTGATTTTACTAGTAGTTTTTTTTCACAATTAGCTACTTTTGGACAAAGTGAACCTTCAATTGTTCCTAGTAGTTATTATGTACTAGATGGTGAAGGTTTTAATGCTGCAATTTCAGGTTTTTCACCTAACTCGTTTAGGTTTGATGTAAAAGGATGGTTTTATTTATTTAAATCTGGTGTAAGAGATTTCTTTGTTGAAAGTGAAATTAATACTGCCTATAGAGATTATGGTGCTTTAGAAGAACAAAAGTTTTATGATCCATATGAAGGAAGTGATACTAAAGATTTATTTAAAACTAGTATTATTAAATCAGGTAACTATTATAAATATGATTTTTCATTAAGTATATCTAAAATGTTTTCTAATTATGTATCATGGGCTAGTAGTCAACCTATTAGTTATGATCCATATATTGCTGAAACATGTTATGTATATAAACCAACAAGAGCTGTTTATTCTTTACCTGCTCAATATGAAAGTTTAAAGGATGGATGGTTGGTCTTCCTACCGAGTAACTATAATGATTTTGACAATGTAGTAACATGTATTAAACCAGTAAATAAAAGTGGTGCTATGATATTCTTTGATGCTGCTAGTCCAGTTCAGTTTCAAGGAACAGATCAATTAGAAACAGGTTTAGGAACTAAACTTACTATTGGTGATGGAGGATTATTCTCTCAACCAATGCAAGCACTTATTAATGTAGATAGTTCTCATGAGTATGCATCTTGTCAAAATAGATTAAGTGTAATAAATACTCCAGCAGGATTGTATTGGATTAGTCAAAACCAAGGTAAAGTATTCTCTTTACAAGGTGGTATTAAAGAGGTATCCAACATGAATATGAAATGGTGGTTTGCTCAATACTTACCTTATGTATTAACAAAAGACTTTCCTGATTTTGAACTTATTGATAACCCTGTTATTGGTATTGGTTGTCAATCTATGTATAATAATCAAGATGGTATATTATACTTTAGTAAGAAGGATTACAAACTCAAACCTGAGTTTAAAAACTTAATACAATACACTGGTAGTTCAAATGTATTCAAAGTACTTTCTACACAATTACTATTTAAACTAGGTGATCCTGTAGATACTTTATGGCAATTATACTTTGATGATGCATCATGGACTATAAGTTATGATCCTAAAACTGATGGTTGGATTGGGTACCATGATTGGCATCCATCATTAACACTTCCTGGTAAAAATACTTTCATGACTACTAACCCTAATGATCTTAGAGGTATATGGATTCATAATCAAAGATGTGATTTATATTGTAACTATTACAATATTGATCAACCATTTGAAGTAGAGTTTATGGTTAATACTGCTCAAGATGTTACATCTTTAAGAAGTATTGAATATATTATGGAAGCATACAAATATGCACCAAACTGTTATGATAGATTCCATGTATTGGATTATAATTTTAATGAAGCTATTATATATAATACTGAACAAACTTCAGGATTATTGAAGTTAGTTCTTAATCCTAAACAGAATCCAACTGCAATACTTCAGTATCCAATCATCAATCCAACTAACATAAATGTTCTATTCTCTAAGGAAGAAAACAAATATAGATTCAATCAATTCTGGGATACTACTAAAGATAGAGGGGAATATTATAACCCAACTATTCCTGGATTTGCTCAAAGACCTATTTGGAACACAGGTGCTAATGGATACCATAGAGTATTAAATACTTTTAATCTAGATTATAACAAAGCTCCATTTCAAAGAAAAAAATTCAGACATTATACTACTTCTGTTTTATTAAGAAAAGCAGTTGTGTTAAACCAATCTATGAATTACAAAATGTTGGTAATGATAGCTAATACTAAGAACCTTAATTCTCCAAGATAATGAAACAGAATAAGATACCTAGAAATGAGTACATAGTTAAACCAAAAGGTAAAACAGATCCATATAAGGATGATGTACAATATACTAACTTAGGTCAGTGGAAATACCCTGGACAAGTAACTAAAATTCCTTCTAATGATATAACAATGCAGGGTGTAAATTACCCTGTATATGGAGAAGATGACTTAGGTTATGGTCAGATGATGTATCCTGGTATGGACTATCAGTTTCCAGGACAGTATGTTACTGAAATACCTATGGCTCAGAAAGGTAAGCAAAAAGGTAATCCTATAAGTGACTGGTGGAATAATACAGATGATGTACAAAGTACATATAAGATGGCACCTGATGTAGATCCTTTTTTAGTCAATTGGTTGCAGCATCCAGAAACACAAAAAAGATTAAGTAAAAACTTAAAGTCAAATATTCTTACTAATGATATAAATCCAAAAATTTTAACAAAAGAAGTTATAAACAAACTTAATGCTTTACCAATGTTTAGTAGAGAGTTAGTAAAAAAAGCTGATGTTAGTCAAAATGATATAGAATATAATAACTCTTTACAAGGATGGAAAACACCTAGTAATATTTCTTCAAGTAATCCTTATTTTTCAGGTGATCCTGGAGAACTTGGTGTTTATATACCTAATTACCATGTATCAATGGTTAATACTTTTAATAATCCAGGAGTAATTACTCATGAACAAACACATGGTGCAGGCCCTTTGCAAAAAACTATGGAGGATGTTATATTGAGCAACTATTTAGATAAGAAACAAAATTCTGATAAAAAATTTGTAGAGATGTATGGAGATTATAATTTTGATGATAATTATAATAAAGTCTATGATTCTTTTGATAAAGCAAAACAAAAATATCCTGGTATTTATAGCGAGTTTGAAAAACAAAAAAAATATTTAGATAAAGATGGTATGTATCCTAGAATAATGGATATTAGAAGAACTCTTAATTTAAAGCCTGGTCAAAAAGTAAATAAATCTATACTTGATAATAAATCTATTAAACTACCTATTTCTGATCTTAGATTTTATTATGATGATGATACCATTATTGATATGCTTAATACTTTAGCTAAAAATAATCAAACTAAAGACTTAAATACAGTAGCTTATGGTGGAGATCCTTCTCTACCTAACATAACAGGTCATTATCCTTTTGGTGGACAGAACACTAAGACTCATACTCATATGCAAAAAGGAGGTATAAATAATATACATAATAAACCAAGACAAATAGATATTATTCCAAAATTTAACCTTTCAGAAAATAAATTATTAGAAGGATGGAATGAAAATATGAACTGGTTAGGAGAATCATATAAAGATTTAGGATTATCTTTTGGTAAAGGAAAACTAACAGGTAATATTGGAAATTATATACCTATTAAAACATTTGAACAAACAGGTATTATAAATCCATATGTGGGTGCAAATTATCAATTAAATAATGATATATCTATAGGGGCAAATATTTCTCCAGATTATCAGGGTTTAAGTTTATCAAAAACTTTTAAAAATGGAGGATGGTTAGATGAGTATCAAGTAGGAGGTGGTTATCATCCTGAATATTATGATAACAGATTAGCTTCAGGAGAAAAATATCCTATAGTTTATAAAGACAATAGAAAGATACCTCAATCTGGAGTAGTAGTTGATAAAAGAACTAACATTGCTTATGCAGTAGGAGATAATGGTAAAACACTTTCTTTTAATGTAATGACAGGTGCTAACCCTGATTTAAATGTAAACCCATATACTGTAGAGCAACTAGCACAAAACCGTAAATTAAGAGGTACTCCAGTAGGTTATTATAATTTAGAAAAACAATTAACTCCTGTTAAAGGTGATGATGAAGATGTTAATTATAAATCTAAAATTAGATATTTAAATCCAATTCCTGCATATGGGCAAGCAGCTCCTAGTGCTGCTAATTTAGCTTTTCACAGACTTTATGCAGATGATGCTTATAATGCTGATGATGTTGAGTATAATAAAAGATTAGAATTATTAAGACAAGCAGATCCTAAATTAAGATGTGGTTCTTATGGTTGTGTAAATGTTGGAGATAATTCTTATGATAAAATAAATAAGATGTTTCCTAATCCTGATACACTTATGGTAATTGATAGTAAAAGACCTAAAGATTTAAAACTCTTAAATCAAGCTAAAAAAAGAATGAAGAAAGAAGAAGGTGGAGAATGGTTGGATGAGTATGAAGATGAGTTTAAAAAAGGTGGTCAAAAAGGTTTAAAAAGATTTACATCTAAAAATATTCAAACTAGCATAAATGATATTATGTTAAGAAATGAAACTATTTATGGACCTTCTGGTAAAAGAAGATATAAACCAAATTTAAAGTACCAAGATGGTGGGGAATCTACTAATTGGCTTGATGATATTTAATAAATTCAATATATTTGTATATGAGCAAGATAGATGAAATTTTAGCAGAAGCAGGGTTTCCAAATACCCCAGAAGGCAAAGCTGCTTTTTATAAAGAGTTTCCAACTAAAGAAGATTGGGAAAGTTATAAGCAAATGAAACATGGTGGATCACTAAGTGGTGCTCCTCACAATGGACAACCTACTGCTGATGAGTTCTTCAGTTTTGGAGATCCTACATATGGTAATTTAAATATACCATTTGGTAATTTTGCTTATGGTGGGTATTTTGAACCAGGAGGGATGAATAATCCAAATCCTCCTGTATTAAAAGAAGAACCTAGAGGTGCTACTAAAGTATCTACTGTAGAACCAGGATATAATATGTTAGGTTCTGTAGGAAGTAAAACATTCTATGATAAGAAAGCTGATAAAGCTATTAGTAGTCCTGGAAGTGGTTCTGGTACAAGTGGTGATTGGAAGCAATCAATGATAAGTAGATTACAATCTGGAGTTAGTCCTCAATCATTAGTTGAAGCTGGTCATATATCTAAAGATGCTGCTAAAGATTTTGAACAATATTATAAACCAGTTTATACTGAAACAGCTCAAACAACTCCTGCAACTTCTATTTCTAAACCTCAACCAACTCCTTTAAAAGATCAAGATAAAATAGATAGAAAATGGTTTTCATCTCCAGGTAATCAAAGTCAAAATTATGATTCATATATGTATCCTGATGTTAATTCTGGTTATGCAAATCCTACAAGAAGATACTTTGATAAAAAGACAGGGCAAGAAATTGATCCTGCTAAATCATATACTGATAAAGGAGACTATGTAGCTAATTTTATACAAGGTGCTCCTGGTGCTGAAGGTACATTAAAACAAACAAGAATTAATACACCAATTGGTTCAGCAACAGATAATCCTATTACAATGGCTGGTTCTACTGGTTTTGCTTATGGTGGAGGTTTACCTAATGGTGCTAATGAAATGCCATGTATGAATTGTGGTGGATATATGGATGATGGAGGTGATGTTGCTTCTCCTATGAACTATGGTGCATTTCCTAATACTGAATATGGTGGAATGTTAGACCAATCTAATATGGATGAGTATCCTGTATTTCAAGAAGGTGGTAATGAGTTTGAGAAAGGTGGATCCTTCTACAGCTTAATAAACAACCTAAAGAAAGCTAAAAAGAAACTATTCTCTAAAGGTGGAGATACAGTAATGCAAGGAGGTAATGCTACAGACTATCCAGGTAAAAGAAGAGAAGAATTTGATAATGCTATTAAAACTAATTTACATAATTCATTAGTAGAGGAAGAAGGAAACAGCATGCTTGAACAATACAAGCAAATGGGTGGTCCACAACTTAATCCTCAAAATCAAGCTTACCAACAAATGTTACAACAAAACATTAATCAAGGTCAAGCAGGATTAAGTCAAGCAGCTGCTAACTTAGGTAGTTCAACTATGGATGTATTTAACACCATGGGTACTAAAGATAAAACTAAAGTTAAAGAAGTTAAAGCACAAGAAGGTATTGAAACAAAAGATACTAAAGAAACTGAGGTTAATAAAAAAGCAGCAGAAAGAGAAAAGTTATTAGATCAAATAATATCTCAATATCAAGAGTCACAAAAACAACCAAAAAGAGATTATTATCCTTATGGCTATGCTCCTCAACAATATGGTTATCCAGCTCATTACTATAACCAAGGATATGGTATGAGGTATTTTCCAATGAACTATGGATATAAACATTCAATTTCTTCTAGTGATGTAGAAGCTTTAAAGAAATTAGCTAACAACCCTAGTAGTAATCTTAGAGAGTTTAGTCATAGACATTTTGGACCATGGAGTAAAACTAAAATGAAATTTGGTTATAAAGATCAAACTCCATATAGTGAATATAAAGGTGATCCTATACAAGTACAACCAAGAGGATTTACTGAAGGATTCCCTGCAGTGCATACTGTAGAAGATATGCCAGAAAGAAGAGCAGCTGAATTAAAAAATAAATTACAATCTTTACCTAGACAAAGAGAGAATTATAAAGATATGGATTTTGAACAGTATGCAAATGATATGTTAAATCCTTCTTATTCTCAATACACTCCACCAGTTCAAAATAATATACCAGTTCAAGGTCATTATAATTTTGGATATAAAGATATTGATGAAGATCAAGTAATGGATGAAATAAATGCTTATCAGAATAACCCTGCTAATCCAGTAAATAATGTAGAAACAAATTATAATTTCCAAAAAGAAGCAATGATTCCTCAATCTGGCCCAAGAATACAAAGATATGGTGGATTCTACCAAGATGGAGGATTTAAATCATCAAGAATAGGACCTCAAGGTCAGACTGTTGAGATGATGATGAACCCATTTAATCATGGTAATGCTTTTGAAAATAATGATGAAGCATATGAAAATAATGATGAAGCATATCACCCTGAGATTATGAATGCTATTCAAGCAAAAGTACTTCAAATGCAACAAGAAGAACCAGAAGTTAATTTAGCAAATATATTGAATGATGTTGCTAATCCTACTAAAATTTCTTATAGAAATACATCTGATAATAAACCAAAAGTTGTAAATAAAGAAAATGTAAGTAAAGTTAAATCAGAAACTAAACCTACAAAAGGAGTAAAGACTCCTGTTAAAGCAGTTCCTGCTCCAAGAACATTACCAGAAAAATCAAATGTTAAAAGCAGTTCTCCAATGCCTGCAGTAACTAATAACTTAAACCATATTTATCAAAATCCTTTTGGTCCATCTGCTAAAAAATTAACTCAAAATAAAGTAGATAAAAGAAAAGCCCCTCAATCTGGAGTAGTAGTTGATAAAAGAACTAATCAAGCTTATTATATTGGAGACAAAGGACAAGCAGGTTCATTTCCTGTATTAACTGGTTCAAATGTTGAATCTAATTATAATCCTTATAATTTAATACAATTAGCAAATAACCCATCATTAAGAGCTACTCCAGTTGGTTATTATACTTTAGGAAAACCTGCTTTAACACACCCTGATTTAAAAACAATGGTTCTTGAGGAAGATGATGGAAGTCTAGGTAAACCAGGTTCATATTATAATTATATTAAAAAAGCTTATAAAGGAAAAACAAGAGATATGAATCCTATATCTGCTTATGGTCAACCTGCTCCTGCTGCTAATGATTTAGGTTTTCATAGAGTCTATTCAGATAATGCATTTAATCCTAAAGATCCTGTATTTGTAGAAAGGATGAAAAAATTAAACTCTCAAAATCCTAACATGAGATGTACTTCTTATGGATGTGTTAATGTAGCAGAAGCTTCTTATGATGATATAGCAAAAGTTTTCCCTACATCAGATACATTAATGGTATTAGATAGTAAAAATCCATTAGATGCAGAAATACTTAAAAAATTTAAAAATAGAGCTAGACAAAAAGAATATGGAGGATTAGCAAAAGCTCAAGTTGGTGTTCAATCTTCAACTGGTAATTTAGGAGTATCTTCTAATCCTATTTTATTTTCTAATCAAGGTTCTCCTTTTCAACCATCTGGTAATGCTCCAGGTGCAGCACCTTCAAATATATCTTATCAAGGTGCTTCTCAACCAGCATACTCTACACCCGAATCAGTTGGGTTACAACATAAAAATATTGAAATGAAAGGTATGGGTAGAGATGAAAAACAAGTTGAAATAACTGAAAAGAGTAAACCTAAATTTAACCAAGAGGCTATGGCTAATTGGGAAATTACCGGAGCAGATATGATTTCAAGTGGTTTAGAACAAATATCAGAGGTAGCACCTAATAAAAGAAATCTTAAAGCATCTACAGTAGCAGATAATGCAAAAATAAAAACTCCAGAAAATGCAATAAGTCAAGGTGATACTGAAATTAATTCAGGTAGGTTAAGATCACGGGATCATACACCTGTACAATTTCATGGACAATCTGTAGCAGCTTATGGTGGCTTTATGCAAGATGGAGGTATGCAACAACAAGATGGTAGAGAACAACAAATCATGCAAGGTGTTGCACAAATGTTACAACAAGGTGCTGAATCAGAACAGATTTTAGAACAACTTGTTGAAATGGGTTTACCTGAAGAACAAGCTTCTGAAATAATTGATACTGTAATTAACCAATTACAAATGTCTGAACAACAACAACCTGAGCAAGAACAAATGCAACCAGCAATGAGATATGGTGGTTATGCTATGGGAGGTTCCTCAGATGAAGATGATGAGTATTATGAAGCAGATATTGATGAAGATGAGATTGATAGATTACAAAAATTAGGATACACAGTACAACGCTATTAAAAAAATATTGCTAGAGAAGGTGCAAATCTTGAAGCAGAAAAAGGTGAAACAGCTGTAATGAGTTTAGGAGGATTACCAGCTCATTTTAAGATTGGTGGTAAAAGACATAGTCAAGGTGGTACACCATTAAACCTTCCTGATAACTCTTTTATTTTTAGTGATACAGCTAAGATGAAAATAAAGGATCCTATTATAATAGCTCAGTTTGGAATGGTTCCTAAAAAAGCAGGATATACTCCAGCTGAAATAGCTAAGAAGTTTGATATTAATAAGTTCAGACAAATACTTGCTGATCCTAATTCTGAAGATTTACAAAGAAAAACTGCAGAAGCAATGATATCTAACTACAATTTAAAGTTAGCTAAACTTGCTTTAATTCAAGAATCAATGAAAGGTTTCCCTCAAGGTATACCTGCTATTGCTATGCCATATATCATTGAGAATGACATTGATCCTTCTAGCTATTTACCTACTCAGTCTCAAGAAGAAGAACCAGATGCTGATACAGGTGAAGCTAGATATGGTGGAAATATGATATCTCAGTTTGATACAAAACAAAAAGGTGGAGCCAAAAAAAGTTATATACCTTCTTTAGAGATTTTAGAAACTAAAGAAAGAAATTTACTAAAACAATTTGGGCAATATAATGAATCAGGTGAAAAAATACCTAAATATCTCTTAGATCAATATACTAATAATAATAAACTAATTAATGAAAATTATGGTAAAACATATGCAGAAAGAGATAAGTTTAGAAAAAGTAAACCTAAATTAAATATTGCTGAAGAGTCTGAATGGGTAAGTGGTTCTGGTGATAGATTTGATGAAGAAGGTAATCTTAAACAAGAACATGGTTATTTTGATCTTAAATCTATAGAAGATTACGCTGAAAAAGTAGGGAAAAGATGGTCAGGAGATATGTATGAATTTGCTCCACCACCTAAATCAGGAAAAGGTGTAGTAGAAAATCCAAGTAAGAAAAAACTTAATCAATTTGTTGCTAAATTAAATCCAGCAAATTCAGAAGGTGTTATAGATTATGCAGCCAATATGTTAAATGCTCCATTATATGGTGTAAATAATTTATTAACAGGTGAATGGGAAAGTACAGGAAACATTTATACAGATGTTGCTGCTGATCCTACAACTTGGTTTGGTGCAAAAGCCTATACTGCACCTGTTCAGTATGCTAAACAAATAGGTCAAGCAGCATTAAAGTATGGCCCTGAAGTAGGAAAATTTTTACAAAAATATGGTACAAAAGGATACGAGCTAGTCCAAAAATATGGTGAAGCTGGTATAGATGCTATTAATAAATATGGTAAAAAAGGTATTGACTATGTTATAGAAAATGCTCCAAAAATTGCTGAAAAAATGCCTCCTGGATTTGTTGTTAATATTGGAACAAGATCTTTACAAGGATATGGTCAAGAACAAAAAAAAGATAAAGAAATTAAAAATCTTCAATTACAAAATAAAATATTAAGAGAAGAAGCTGAAAAAGCTATTCAACATCCTAATGCATTAAATAGTAAAAAAGTTAATAAAATAACTCCAAAAACAAAAGTAACTACAAAGAATGTTGTAACTAATATTAGAAAAACTCCTGTAGCTAAACCTGTTGTTGAAAATGTAAAAATTATAAAAAAACCTGCAGCTAAAGCTGTAACTGATGTTGAAGAAGTTAAAACATCAAGTTCACGTAAACCTTTGCATAACTGGGATTAAAAAATTTATTTATGGACAAATTTAGAATATATAATGGAATGCTTCAAAAAAGTACAGATGATGGTAAAACATATACTGACTTAAGAAAAGCAACTGACGAAGAAGTACAAGATTATGAATATCATAAAGCTGAAAAGCAAGCAGGTTATGGAGAAAAAGAAGCTTATGGTGAAAAAGGTTTAAAAAGACTTAATGAGCTTAGAGCTAGAGTTGAACTACCACCTATCCAACCTAAGTCAAATAGTTCTACTGATATAGACAAAGCTGTGAGGCAAGGTATTAATGAACTTCAACAATATTCAGGTGGTAAACTTCCTGAGTTGGTTTATGATTTTATGTTATATAGAAATCCTAAACCTAATAATAAATTAATTAAAACTTGGCAATCTTTAAATAAGACTAGTAAAGTACCTACAATGTCAGATGTTCATGAGTCTGTGAAATCTGGTAAACTTTCTAAAGATGATGTTGTAAATTCTTACAAAGATCAACAATGGTGGTTTAGAGCTGTAGTACCTCAAGTTAAAAAAGTTAGCAAAGATGAATATGATAAGTTAATGAGTCGTGAGAATTTTGTTTCTCAAGATAATAAAAAATATTGGGTTGAAGATTTAGACAAACCTTATGAATATACAACTTACATAACTGATGAACCAGTAAAAACACCAAAAGATACTAGTACAACTCCAACTGAAAAACCTGAAGAAGAAATTACTAGAGATGATTTTCAAAGAAATCCTCCTCCACCATTAGGTCCACAAGGTCAAGCTCCTTGGTGGTTGCAAGATATTATTAAAGTAGCTGGAGCTGTAGGAGATAAAGCTAGAATTAAAAGATACATGCCTTGGCAAGCTACTCCTCAAGTAAGATTGCCAGAAGCTACCTTCTATGATCCAACTAGAGAACTTGCTGCTAATGCAGAACAAGCTAATATATCAGCACAAGCTGCAGCTTCCTTTACTGATCCAAGACAACTAGCAGCCCAAATGTCAGCAGCTCAAGGACAAGCAGGTAAGAATGCAGCAGACATAATGAGCAGATATAATAACTTAAATGTAGGACTATCTAATCAGTTATCTCAAGAAAGAACTAATATCTTAAATCAAGCTTCACAAAACAAAGCTAATTTAGATACTCAGTTATGGGATAAGTATACAGTACTTAATCAACAGTTTGATAATAGTAAAGCTCAAGCTAGACAAAATATCAGACAATCATATATGGATGCTATTACTAATAGAGCTAATACTGCTAACTTAAATACATTATATCCTAACTACTATACAGATCCTTCAAGTGGTGGTTTAATTAATTTTGATCCAACAAACAATTTTACTCCTACCTCCCCTACTAATAATGATATTACTGCACAAGTAAGAAAATTAATGAGAGATATACCAGGTTTAACTCCAAAAGATGCTCTTGATTATTTAAAAAATCAAAAAGTTAATACAGGTGAAGATAATGAAAGATCAATACCTCCTGGATATCCAGGTTCAACAGCATAATAAACTTTTAAAGTGTATTATCACTCTTTTTAAATTTTGTATATTTAAACATAAATTGATTTTAAAACATGGCTACTTATATTAATGGTGTAACAGATTACATTCCTCAAATTCAACCATTCAGACCTGATTATAATTTCTTAGCAAATGTAATGCAGACTAGACAAACTAGGTATGATTCTGCTAAGAAGAAAGTAAGTGATTTATATGGTTCGTTACTTTACTCTCCAATGTTGAGAGAAGGTAATGTTAAAAGAAGGGATGAGTTCTTCAAAGTGATAGATGAAGATATTAAAAAAATATCTGGAATGGATTTATCACTACAACAAAATGTAGATGCTGCTGAAAATGTGTTTAAAGGTTTTTATGAAGATAAAAATATGATTAATGATATGGTTAAAACTAAGAAGGCTTATGCTGAATTAGATAAAGCTGAATCATTAAAATCATGTTTAGATCCAGATAAATGTGGAGGTCAGTATTGGGATGATGGTGTTAAATCTCTTCAATATAGAATGGAAGAGTTTAAAAATGCAAGTGATGATGAAGCTCTTAGATATGATATAGGAGAATATACACCATACTTTGATTGGAAAACTAAAGCTATTAAAGCTGCTAAAGATTTAAATTATGGTGTTTCTCAAGATGAAGTTACTAAAGAATGGATTGTTACAAACACTAATGGTCAATTAGTAAGTGGGGGATTACATTCGTTGTTTAAAGACATTTATGGGGATGATTCAAGAATTCAATCTAACTATAATACCCAATCTTATGTTAGAAGAAAAGATTTTGTTAAAGGTAATGCTGCTCAATTTGGTTCTGAAGAAGAAGCTGAAAAACATTACATACAAACTGAAATGCAAAGAGGTCTTAAAAAACTAGAAAGTAATTATAACTATTTAAATAAATCTTATGAAAATTTAAATAGTAGACAATTACAATTGCAAAAACAAAGAGATAGTGGTAAAGGATTAACTCCTGAAGAAGAAGCTTATTTAGAAAATATTCCTCAAACTAAAGAATCATTAGCTGCTCAAAGAACTGCTATTCAATCAGATATAGATAATGTTAACAATAATTTACAAAGTGCTGATTTAAGTAGTTTTAGAAATAGAGTTGATATAGCTGTAGCTAATACTTTAAAAGATGAAGATTTTAGAAGTTTAGGCGAATCACTTGCTAACATTACAAAAAAACAAAGTGTTAAGGCTAACCCTTATGGTGTAAATGCACAACAAGCTGCTATTACAAGACAAAATAAACTTTTAGATTTTGAACTTGATAAACAAAAAATGTTAATAAAACATGATTTAGATATTAAGTTAGAAGAGTTTAAAGAGTTTGCAAAACTTAGAAAAGAAGGTACTGCTGGTGAAGATGGTGAAGAACCATCATTAACAGTTGATGAGAATGACCCTAATACTCAAGTTCAAGTAGATCTAGACAATAATCCTGAAGCAGGATTTGAAATGACTAGGAAAGAAATGCATGACTATCAAGCTAAAGCAAATGCTATGTCTACTGACTATGTATATAATATGGTTATAGCTGCTCAAAAAGCTGCTAAAGAAGGTAGTGTAGGTGCTAAACAATATTTACAACAAGTAGTAGGAAGTAAATCAATTACAAACAAACAAGAGTTAACTGCTGCAATGGCAGCAAAGAAAACTTCTCCTAAATCTGTTTTTGATGCTACTATGAAAATAGTTCCTGAAGGTAAAAATCCTCAAGGTGATTATGCATGGGCTCAACCAGTATTGCAAAAATATGGTTCACAAATTCATGATATTAAAACTACTAATGATGCTTACTATGCATCTATAAAACATTTAACAACATCAAATAAAAAAGTAGTAGGAGAAATCAAGAAAACTGTATCTTCAGAAAATCCTGTAGCTAAATATGCAGACTTATTATTAACTTCTTCTGGATTTTTATATACAGATAAAGAAGCACCTGCAGAATTTATTCAAAAATATATATCAAAAAAACACTCTGAAGGGGATTATGGTGTTGATAAAGGAGATGCTGAAGATGCTTATGAAGCATTAAAAACTCAGTTTTACAGAACATACAACACAACCCCTGGAGTTAGTTTAAAACAAGCTACTGGATTAATTACTGATTATCAAGGAACAGGTTCTATTGGTGCTAGTACTTTAAACTACTCAACTGTAGATGCTAAAAATAAATCTAAAGTTCTTAAAAATGTAACATCTGTTACTAATCAATTAGTTAATACACCTGGTTCATTTACTGGAGTATTAGGTGATGCTTCTAAAGAATCATTTGAAAAAGATAACACAGAGTTAGTTAAACAATTTATGTCAGGATTAATAAATGATGTTAATACTACATCATCTAAAGAAAAAGGAACTAGACCTGTATTTAATGTAAAACTTAGTCCTTATGCTGCTGGTAATAAAAATATGGCAGCTATTACTTTTAGTGGATTTGATCCAGATTATATTAAAAAATATGTAGGTACTAAAGAAAATCCTGGTCCTTTATATGGTCAAGACATATCTAAATTTACTTTGTTTTATGATAATAGTTTAAATACAGTATTCAAAAAAGAAGCTGAAGTAAGTAATATAACACCTATTCTTAAAGTTCAAAAAAATTACACTATTGATTCATTTCCCAAAGCTGGAAAAATAAATCTTAGTTATGATGATGAAACTAATGAAGTTAATGTTGTTTATCATAAAAAAGTATATATTAATGGTCAACCAAGAACTCAAGATATTCCATATAATAGTTATAATCTAGAAGACATTAATGCAGTAGAATCGCAATTACTTCAAATACTCAAGGACCAAGAAGCAAGAAATTTAGCAGCAGAAGATGCTATTAGAGAAATAAATAAAAATAAATAGTTATGGCAGAAGAATTAAACACATCTGAAGAAGCAGTAAACACAGCTTCCCCTAAAGATTTTTCTAGTATTAATACCACAGGTGTTACTACAGACTTAGGAGAGTATTCAGCAAAACCTGCAAGTTTAAATATTTATAAAAATGTTGTAGGTAATCCAATAACTGGTACTAATCCTAAAACAAAACTAAGTGATATTAATACTGCTGCTGTTAGTCCTAAAGATGAAGCAAAACTATTTGATATAAATGTTCAGTCTTCTAAGAGTGATTATGTAAAGATGAGACCATATACATACAATGGTGATGTGGATGGTGCTAACTTTGAAAGATATTACTCTACTGATCAATTTAAAACTTTAGGATTCTCCCCCTTTAGAGATAATGAAGCACTATATAATAGTAAGATGACATTTGGTGATCAGTTTGTAAGAGCTGCATCACAATGGGATAACTTAGCATTAACTGGTTTTAAATCAGGTATTAAAGCATGGGGTACTTTATTCACAGATCCATTAGCCCCGGATATTGAAAGTGCTAGAGAAATGCAAAAAGCTATGGCTATTGGTAACTCTAGTTCTGGTGGTATAGGTGGATTTGTAACTAATACATTCTTAAACTCTGCTTACACTATAGGTATTGCTGCTGACTTCTTAGCAGAAGAGGTTGCATTAGGAGCTGTTACTGCATTTACAGGTGGTTTAGCTGGTGAAGTTACATTACCAGGAATGGCTGCTAAAGCAGGTATGGCAACTAGAAAATTAATGGGTTTTGGTGAAGCTGTAGCAGGTGCTGAAAAAGCTGCTGCTGCTGGAAGATTAGCTAAAGAAGCTGAGACTGTTAAAAAAGCTACTGATAATATTAAGGGTATTAGAAGTTTTAATGATGCTAGAAACTTTTATAATTCTATAAAAGCTGGTGAGTTAGGGGCTAAACAAATAGCAATGGGTACTTTAAGAACATTAAACCCATTTGAAAATACATTACAAGCTTTAGAGAAAACTGATTATGCAACTGATCTTATTAAGACTACTAAAACATTCGGAGCTTTTGCAGATGATATTATTAGTATTAAAACTGCTGTATCAGAAGCTAAGTTAGAAGGTGGTATGGTTAAAATTGATGCTAACAAAGCATTGATTGATGAATATAAAAGAACACATTTTGGTCAAGAGCCTGATGAAAAAGAACTTGCAAAAATAGAAGCATTATCAGGAGAAGAAGCTAGAAGAACTGCTTTCTGGAACTTACCAGCAATCATGACTAGTAATAAATTACTTTATGCTACAATGCTTGCACCTATTCGTAAAATGGTAGGTAGAGGTAGCTCAGTTAAATTACTTGATGACATCATAGCATCAAAACCATTAAAAGCAACTACAACTGAAGGCTTTGCTAAATTAGGTGAAGGTTTTGGTTCTAAAGCTAGAGCTGCTGCTAAGTCATTAGCACAACCTAAAATATATGGTCAAGTTGGTATGAACTATTTAAAAGCCAACTTTGCTGAAGGTATTCAAGAGAATCTTCAAGAAGCTATTTCTAAAGGTGCAATTAATCATGCACTTGCAGTTTTTAAAGATCCTAAGATGGGTGCATATCATGGTTACATGGGTCACTTTATGGAAGGTATGAAAGATCAGTTTTCTGCTGAAGGAGCTGAGACTTTTGCTGGAGGTTTCTTAATGGGTATGTTTGCTCAACCTATTATGGCAGTACCTGCTTGGTCATTTACAAAACTTTCTAAACTAGCAGGTGATAAATCTAAAATTGAAGAAGCAAAGAGAAAAAGAGATGAAACTATTGATAGACAAGTTAAGATATTAAATGAGCTTTCTAAAGATAATTTAAAACATTTTTTTCCAGAAATTCATAATGTTATAAGAAATGGTACTTTATCAGATGATTTATATACTGCTATTAAAGAAGGTAAGCATAAAGAAGCTAAAGATGCTCAAGAAGAAATTGAATATAATCATATAATGACTGCATTAGAAACAAGTAAGTTTGATTTATTTGTAGATCAGTTAGAAGATTATAAAAACTTATCTCCAGAAGAAGCAGCTGAAGCATTTGCTAAATATGGTGTAGCTAAAGAAGATGTAGGTAAAGCTTTAAAAGCAATGGATGGTGTTATTGCCAGAGCTAAAAAGATTAAAGAAACTTATGAAGAAGTAGCTACTAATTATCCAAATCCATTTAATCCAAATCAATATGAACATGGTAGTGATGCTTATTTAGCAGCTGTTAATTCATCCATTGCTTGGAGAAAAGCACAACAAAACTTAGTATTTGCTACTAATACTTTTCAGCATTATGGTCAAAGACTAGAGAAAATGTATAACTCATTTTCTAAATTGTCTAGTAATATTGCTAAAGAAGATTCTCAATCTTTAATGAATGTATTATCTCTTCCTAGTTTAGAAAAAGAACTTAAGTTATTAAGAGATGAGGTAAAAGTTTTAGGTAATGTACCAGAACAAGCTGATGTTAAAAGAGATAAAGAAAAAAGAATTGAAATATTAGAACAGTTTCAAGAAGAGTTATTAGCTGCAGAAAAAACAACTGATCCTATTGAAAAAGAAAAGATACATGAAAATGCTAAAAAGGTTTTTGCTAAATATGCTAAATATTTAAGTAAAAAAAATAATACCATAGTTTTTGATAAAGACATGGATGAAGCATTTTCTTTATTAAAAGATGGATTACAAATTCAAAAAGACAGACAAGGTTTAGCTGAAAGTATTAATGTACTAAGCAGTCCTAAAGGTTTTATGAATTTACAGTATAGACTTCAACAAGCTATTACTGAACATGATAAAGAAAAAGCAGAACAAGCAAAAAAAATGTTTGATCTGTTAGTAAAGCTTCAAGAAAAAAATGATGCTTTAAATGAGATTACAAAAGAAACTGGTTTAACATTATCTGCAGAGTACATTGCTGAATATCAAAAAGCTTTGGATAAAGGGGAAACACCTATACTTCCTACTAATTTTATAGATCCTTCTAGAAATGAACAAGTAACTCAAGGTGTTGACTTTGATAAAGCTTTAGAGTTATGGGAGATGCATTTAAATATTGTAACTGTAAAAGCTGAATTAGAAAAGCAAAAGAAAAAAGATGAGAAACTACAAACTTTAAAATCATTTGATTCTGCTAAGTATGAAGAATACCCTGATGAACTTAAAGCTAAACTAGAAGAAAAATACAATGCTTTAATTAAAGCAGGAGATATTAGTGATGAAATGACTATTGAAGAATTTTCTACACAGTTTCCAGCTGGTAAAAATATTGTTGATGATTTCAAAAAACAATTAGAAAAAGAAATACTAAATGAAAAAACAGCTGAGTTTCAAGAGTATTTAAACTTAACACTTAAGGAACTTGAAAATAAACATAAAGAGCTTTTAGAAAAATATAAAACTGAACCTAGTGTTTTAAATGAATTAAATAAAGTTAAACAAGCACTTAACTATAAAATCAGATTGTCAATTAAAATGACACCTGAACAAGAAAATGCATTAGCTCTTGTTAAAGCTTTATCTAAGAGAACAGTTAATAAAGATAAAGTTGATAATAATTATATTATCAATGGTGAAAAGAAAGACACTAGAGTAACAAAACTTATTGATCAAATCTTAGAAGAAAATTATCCAGATTATAGCAAGTTTGCTGTATTTGAAAAATCTGCTGCTCCTATTCTTGATGCTTATATAAAAGCTCAAGAAGATGATACTGTTAAAGCAAATGCTAAAAATAGAGAAGCATATGTAGACAGTATATTTGAATTTATTAAAAAAGATTTAGCAGATAATAAAGATAATGAAGCTAAACAAAAAGCTCAAGAGTTATTTAATAAACAATTTAATGGTAGAAAATTAAAACTATTTAAAGAAGAACTTAAGTCTAATACTTCAAATGATAATTTTAAAAAGCTATTTGAAAAATATATTTATGAAGAAACTACAATTAGAGGTAATGTTGTAGATAAATTAGTCCGTGATTATTTTGAGGGTGTTGAACTTATAAAACCATCAAATATGAGTGAGACAGCTTTTAACAATTTAAGAACTAAATTAATTGAATTTGATCAACAATTAGCTGAACAAAATGAAGTTGTAGTTGCTAGTGGATTAGTGTTATCTGGTGTTACAACTAATGAAGTAAATGGTAAGCCTCAAACTATAGCTGGTGAAATGGATTTACTTGTAGTTACTCCTGGTGGAGAATACAAAATATATGACATGAAAACTAGTTCAAAATGGGAATACTTTGGAAACAAAAGTGATAAGTCTGCTAAGAAAGAAAAATATTCCCTACAGCTTTCTCTATATAAAAACTTATTAGAGAATACTACAGGAATAAAAGTAACTAACTTAGAACTTATAGCTTTTAAAACAAAAGAAGATTTAGATGGTAATATTACCTCATTAACAGAAGAACCAAGAGCAAGTAAAACAAAGATTAATTATAATGAATTTAAAGAGATTGTAAATAAATACATCCCTTCTAAATTAGAAGTAGCAGCTCCAGTACCAACTGGAACCGAAACTACTACAGATTTAAAAGCTAAGAAAGCTGATATAGAAGAGAGAAGACAAGAAGATTTAAAAAATTTAAATAAAACAACTCTTTTTAACGGGTCTGATAGACAATTTGTAGAAGTTAAACCTTCTGGACCAGTTCAAATTGAAGATATTGAAGGAAAAGATGAAATTCTTATAAGTAAAAAACAATCTGATGGTACTGTAAAAGTTGGGAGGGCTAAAAGAAAAGAAAATGGATTATGGACTTGGATAATAGCTGTGGTGTCAGATACAGGAAAAGCAATGGGTTCAGAAGGATTTACTGATTCTGAACTATTTGAAAATCTTGCTAGTAATAGAATAAGAAAAGCAGAAGCTATTGCATATAGAGATTACGATGCAGAACTAGCTGCTTTAGAAGGTACTGTTTCTGATAAGAAAGCTGATATAGAAAGTTTTGAAACAGCTAAAGGAAGTGTTTATACTGTGTTACCTGATGGTAGAACACAAAGATTTAAAACAGCTACTGGAGAACAAAATGAACCTAATGACTTAATTGTATTTGTTAAGTTTAAAAATGTACAACAAGAACAAGATTTTCTTTCTGCACAAAATAGGCAAGATGGTAAAAAGTTATATGTAGTTGATTCTGCTGGAAATGTTTATGATACTAATGAGCAAGTAAAAGGGAAAGATGTAAAACTTGCTATTGTTAAAGATGGAAAAGTTATTGAAACAGTTGAAACATCTTTAGAACCAAAAATAGGTTACAATACTTTTGACCAAAGAAGATATGAAGAAAAAGGTGAAAAGTACAGAAGTACTCACTTAGGTAACAAAGTAACTAAAATCAATACTAGATATGATGCAGAACTAAAAGCTTTAAAAGGTAAACCTGTAGGAGAATTTAATGAGTTATCAATAGAAAAGAAATTTAAAACTATTGTTGATGAACTTAAGCCAGGTGAGCAACTTAGTGGTGTATTTCAAAAAGGTGTATATCCTAATGCAGCTGATGAGAGTTCATATCATGTAGTGTTAGATGATGGTAGAGTAGTAAGAGTAACTCAATTCTTTAAAGATAACAAGTTACCTATTGGAGAAAAGGTTACTATACAAAAGATTAAAAAAGCAGTTGGTGACAAACCTTCTACTGATGTAATTGAAGTATTATATAATGGAAATGTTCTTACATATATAAGAGAGAGTACACCTAAAAATGAAAAAGCTAAAGTAGAAGTACCAGAGAGTAAACAAGCTACTATAGAAACATTAAATCAGAATATTAACATTAACAGTCTTCAGGTTGCTAAAGACAGAAATTATGAAGTTATGTATGAATCAGTTGATAATCCAGAGAAAAATGGTAGATATATAATAAAGGAAATAAAAGAAAATTCTGTATCTTTATCAGGATTATCTGGTGATATCAGTGTAAAAACAGAAAACATTCCTAATGAAATTAAATCAATAATTGACATCCAAGGAATACAAAATAGTAAAGAGGATATTGATACAGCAGTACAAAATCAATCAGCTATTAAAAATGTTAATATAACTTACACAGAGAAATCAGAAGATGAACTTAAAAAAGATATACAAGATAACATTTGTTAATTATGAGTATTTGTAATTTAGATGAAAATAAAGAATTAGCTAAAGTTCTTGCTAATCAGGTCTACAATAAGATTTTAAACAACTTAAAGACTCCTGATAAACCTTTTAAAATATTAGAAGTAGTAAGAGATGTTTATTATGTTGCTTATGAGAAAAACAAAGACCAAGCTAAGTCTTTAGGAATAGCAGCAGTTATTCCTACAGTGTTTTTTCAAGTTATTGAAGACAATCCTAAATTACTAACTCAGTTAATAGACAAAAACTTTGATTTAAAAGCTGTAAGAAATTTTGAGTTATTAGTTAATAAGTCAGAGGATCCTTTAAAAGAAATTGCTAATTACATTAAAGTTGGTACTAAAACTAGTATGAAAGTCATATTAGAAAATAGTGTTACCACTCCTGAAACTCAGTCTGAAGTATCTAATGAAAATCAAATATTAGAATTAGTTCTTAATAAAATATTAACTAGTTTATCTTTACAAAACTCAACAGGTCAACAGTTAGAAGAAGTATCAGGTCTTCCTATATTTACTAAAACAAATGCTGGTAAAAACTTTTACTATAATGTATTAACTAAAGTATTAGAAGCTAATACAACTGATAATGCTAATTACTCTAATGTAGAATATAGTGGACATAAAGGTTTTAAATTAAAACCAATAGTAGAAAATACATTACCTGATTTAGAAAAAAATATATATCCTGGAGCTACTTTAAGTTCTAAGAGAATAATTCTAGCATTAACTAATAACAAAGGTGAGTTTTTATACTTTAATAGTAAAGGTGAGATTACATCTAAAGAAGATGGTAAAATAGTTTACTTCTATATGAAAGACTCTTCTGATGCTAAAGTTAAAGCACTTAAAGAAGAGTTATTAAAAAGTAATGAGACAGCTTTAAGAGAGCAATCTAAAAATGATCCTCTTGAATACTCAAGATTAAGAAATGAACTTATTTCTAAAATTAACCAAATGGTTAATGAAGAAAAAAAACAAAGTGATCTTATATCCAAATCTGTAATGGATAACCAACCAATTTTGTTAGATATAACAGGTGGTAAAAAAGGTTATCATGAAAATACTGATGAGACATTTAAGAAAATAACTGATCCTGAAAAATTAAAACAATACAAATCTTTAGTTGAAAAAACACTAAGTCAATTTAATCTTACAGATACTGAAATTGAAAGTATTGCAATAGCATATGCTGATATGATGGTAAAAGGTGTTGTTAAAACATTAAACTTACCATCTATTAAAATAAACAATATTGATAAACCTATATCATTAAAAGGTAGAAACCTTCTTGCAGGTGATAGATCATTGTTTGATAGTTTAATTTCTGTACTGATTGATGATTTAGTATATGAAAATGGTAAACCATTATCTCCAGCTGATAGACAAAGTTATTTTAATAACTATGCTAGTAAATTAGATAGATCTGTATTTAATCTTTCAATAGTAAACAATGAAATTGTTATTAGTTTAAATGGACAGCAGTTAGATTTATCAGATAAAGTACAAGCTAAAGAACAGCTAGTAAAAACTTTGGGTGCAAAACTATTTGCTAACTTCTCTACTGATTTAAAAAATAAAGTAACCATTGAAAGATTTAATATTAAAGATGGTGTAGTAAGTGTACAACCTATTAATTACATTAAAGATTATGTTTTACAAAACATGATCCCCAGAATTGCTTTTGATTCTACAACAGAAAGACCATTAGTAGCTAATGGATATTTCAGTTTTGAACCTACTAATGAAACAGCAGTAGTAGAACAAGAAGTAAAAGAAGTAGTTAATAATGCTAAAACAATTATACAAGAAGATACTGATGAAGAAGATAAACTAGAAAGTTTATTAAGATCTAAGTTAATTGAAAGTATTGCTACTCCAGAACAGAAAGCTAAAGCAAAAACATGGTGGGAAAAAAGTGCATTATCTAAAGCTAAAGACTCTAATGGTAAACCATTGATTACTTTAAAAGAAGCTTTTAATTTAGTTAACTCAGATGCTTGGGCTAGTTTTAGTAATGCTACTATTACTTTGTTTGCAGGTTCAGATTACACTCATAATTACCATGAGGCTTGGCATGCATTCAGTCAGATATATTTATCTAAAGCTGATAGAAATAAACTATATGAAGCTGTAGGACAATTACCAGGCACCTTCACTGTTACCAGAAAGAATGAAAGTAATAACATCCAAACAGTTAAAGTAGAATTTACTGAAGCTTCTAGAAAAGAGTTAGAAGAATTTATAGCAGAAGAGTTCAGAGTATATGCCATGAACAATGGTAAGTTCAAAACTGAAAATGAAAAATCAAATATATTCTCAAGAATCTTTGATAGAGTTTGGAAATTCTTAAAAACATTATTTAAAGGAACAACTGATATTAATGTTTATTCTAATCCTGGTTCTCAAGGTATATTATCTGAAATGTTTAATCAGTTATATACAGCAGAAAGTCCTGAACAATTAAACATGTATACTCCAAGTATGGACAATGCTGAGTTTGGTGTATTAAACTCTGGTATAATTGCTAAAGATGGTACTGTAATATTTACTCCAGTAGAAGCATCATTACTTGTTAAGAGTATGGATGGTATTATATCTGATATAACTACAGGTTATTTATTAAAAGGTAAATATGATGCTGCAGCTAATATCTTAAAAGGACAAGAGAGATTAACTTTATTATATAATTCTGCAATTAAAAAGAAATTAGCATCTAGATTAGATGTTTTAAGAAAAGAGTTTGAAGCAGATTATGCTAAAGATAAAAATAATAAAACTAAGTGGGATAAGATTGAAAGAAAATATAAAAGAAACAATGTTTTATTGTTAATAAAAGCTTTAGATAACTATGGTGATGCAACTAATTCTTTAAATGGAAAAGGTGATAAGTTAGATCTTATTACTTACCATTTACAAAACAGTTCATTTAATGAAATGATTGATGAGAACTATGAGTCTCCATTATCTAAATCTGGAAGAGAAGGTGGTAATGAAACTGAATCATATGAACTTGCTACTGCTGATTGTACATACATCCTAAAGACTTTATTAAAACAAGAAGTTGTAAATGGAGAAAGAGTTAATATATTAAATAGTCTAGGATTTCCTGAGCCTATTAATCATAAACAGTTCTTTAACAATTTAATAGATAAAGTTGGTGGTGAAAAAAGAGTTGATGAGTTATACAAAAAACTAGCATCAGTTAAAAATACTTCACCTTTATTTGCTCAGTTGTTAGAAAAACTAGGTGATCCTACTGTGGTTATGGGTGCTGATAAAGGTGCTGGTGCATCTAAAATTTGGATGGGTGTATTCAGATCATTGAACTTAGAAAGAGAAGATTTAGTTACTTCTAAATTTAAAGAAGAAACCATTGATAATCAAACTCAAGTTAGTTTTGTAGTAGGTAAAGTATCAGCTGATCACTCAGCAATTAAAAATAAAGTATGGCCAGCTAAGTTCTCTACTGAATCAGGTCCATTTGTTACTGTAAATGCTAATAAAGAAAATACTCTTAACTTAAGTAAAGTAGTTAAAGAATTTTTAACATCTTCTGCTATAGGTAAAGAAGGTATTACTAAATATTTCATTAAAGATGAATCATTAAAGATTCCATTCTTAAATGCAATAGGTATGTATTTAGAAGATAACTATGATGTTAGAAAAGCTATTAATGATGATACTACAAAAGCTTTTGATTATATTGTTAATGCTATTGGTTTAGCAGAAGCTAACAAAGACATCTTAGCAAAAAGAAACCTATTACCTATTACTAACATAGTTAATTTCTTAGGTCAAAAACATAATAAGATTAAAATTGAACTAGCTACTGGTGAGTTTATTGAGGGTGCTATAGATAATCAAGCTTCTAATGTTAATACATTAGCTAAGATTGATGCTGAGTTCTCTACAGAAAACATTAGTAGGATGAAACTTACTGCAGAAAAAAGTAAGAAAAGTGCATTCTCATTAAATACAACTTTAACTCAAATTGTATATGCTTTAAAGAAAGCAGGTTCTTTAGATGAATTAAAAAGTGGTGCTTATAGTTATGTTCCTCATTTAGTTAAAGAAAACAACCCTCATGTTATAGGTAGTGTTATAATGAATTCATTATTTGACACTACAGGTAAGAGAAATAATCTTAATGGTATTGAATTAGTAGATTTAACTGGTTCTCAATATGAAGATTTATCTGATGATAGTAATGGTGTTTCACACGGTTCAATGACCAAAGTTGATAAGTTTATTACTGACTTTGCTTCTATGTTAAAAGATGGATATATTGAAGCTGTAAGACATGGTGAAAAAAGTACTTATACTGGAGTTAAAGTAAAAAGACTTAACACTTATTCACTTAAAAAGAATAACCATTTATATGTAGATACTCAAGCTTTCTTAAAAGATATTAATGGTAATTACTTATTAGGATATAATCCATTTGATAAAGTAATGGACATAATGATTCCTAAGTTAGAAGGTGAGTTAAGAAGAATTCAAAAAATCAAAGACAATAAAGAGTACTATTCTAAAGCTAAAGACTTTTATGAAAAAGGTATTAAGTTTGATTATTTTGATGATATCTTAAATACTAAAGATGGTGAATTAAAAAATAAACTTATTAATGAGTATGCTAGTCAGTTAAATGATGAAACTACTTTAAATAGTTTATTAAATAAAAACCTTGAGTTAAGAAAAGAAATTGAAAAAGAAATTATTAACTATTTTGAAACTTCAAAAAAATCATTAGAAGTTAATAATTATAATAAAGTTTTTGGTAATAATGTTCCTAATTTCTTAAGATCAATTGCTGAAGAACATCTTACTGAAGGACAAGTAGCTACAACTGATAGTATTAAAGATGCTTTATTATATTCATTTGCTATAAACAGTTCTTTACATGCTAATGAAGTTATATTGTTAGAGCTTGGTGATGGATTTCAATTTAATCATATCAATGACGAGAGTTTAAAAAGGGTTCCTACTTATAACTCTTCTGGTCTAATCTTCCCTACTGATGAACTAGCAAAACTATTTATTAATACTCATGTAAAAAGACCATATGAAGATAGTCTAGTTAAGAGTGGTAAATTAGTAAGAAGAGATCCAAATCAAACTGAGTCAAGATTATATACAGGTAAAGGTAACAAAGCAATAATCAAAGAGAGTAAAGTAGATAGTATTTACTTAGATGATTATGCTGAAATGTTCAGACATTGGTTAAAAGAAAAAAAATATCAAGGTGATATTAACGAAGCTTTATATGGTAAAGGTGGTTCTGAAACTAATATTACTGGAGGTTTATTACAACCATATACAGGAATTAAAGATGGTGATGGTCAAGGATGGATATCATTTGACTCATATAGAATCTTAAAAAATCTTGAAAATAGTTGGACAGAACAACAAGAAGCTGCTTACCAAAAAGAACTTAGAGGAGAAAGTCTTACACCTGAAGAGTTAACTGATTTATTCCCAGTATATAAATTACAGTATGCAGGACCATTAGTAACTGAATTAAAGAACTATCCTATACAAAGTATTGATAAATTCAGTTTATTACCATTAATTCCTAGTGTAATTAAAGGATTACCTTTAGAAAAAATGCACTTAGCTATGATGGCTCAAAACATTGACTATGCATTATTTGATTCTGGAGCTAAGAGATCTTACTTAAGAGCTGATGACAAAACTAATGGTGATAGTATTTATGAAGGTGATACAAGTAATATCAAAGAATATCAAGATATTAACTTTACTCCTAATCCTATTTACTTTGAATACTTAAAAAATCAAACAGAAGTTAATAAATACTTTAAAGGAAAGAGTGTTTTATCTACTCAGTTACGTAAAGTGTTTAATGTTGGGTTATTTGATAATGGTGTCCCTATAGATTATAAAGGTACTAAAGAGGAATGGAACAGTTTAACTAAAGCTGAAAAGCTAAAAAACAGTAATGCTTATAAAAATACACAACAAGTATATAAGCAACTTAAAAGGTTAACTGAGTACATGAGAAAAGACCTATTAGAAGAAATGGGTTGGACTGAAGTAAATGGTTTACCAGAAGGTAATATTGATGACATGATTACTTATGTTGTTGATATATTAAAAAGTCAAGGATATAGTGATCATGAAATAGACTTTGTTCAATATAGTTCTAACAAGAAAATTGATTTAAGTTTAAGTCCTCAAGCTGCTAGACTTGAAAAACTTTTAATGTCTGTTATTAATAATAGATTGATTAAACTTAAAATTAAAGGTGAACCTTTAGTACAAGTTTCTTCTGCTCTTACACAATCATTTAAAAAACCTACTATTGAACAAACAAAAGAATATGATGACTTTGGTACTAATGGTTTAAGTGGATATATTGTTAGTACAAATGGTAGTAAAGAGACTATAGGTGCAAAGGTTAAAGTTGCCTTAACAGATAACTATCAAAATCTATTCTCTACTAATTACTATGTTAATGGTAAAAAGACTACAGATAAAGTAGCTGTTTATGTAAAGAACCCTGATACAGAATCTGAGATTAAATATGTATTAGACTATGATGCAAGTTTCATAAGACTTAATGAAATGATTAAGAATGAAGCTTGGTTAAAAGAAAATGAAAACTCTATTAGAATGACTGGTGTAAGGATTCCTACACAAGGACCTAACTCAGTTGAGTTTGTTCAAATACATGAATTCTTACCAGCATCTGCAGGTGATACTTATAAAACACCAGAAGAATTAGATGCTAAAATTCAAGAATTAAAAACTAAATTAAAAGATTTAAAAGCTGATAAATTAACTATTAAAGAAGATCTTGATGACTTTAGAAATAGTATTAAAAAAGAAAGTAAACATAAAAGACTTGTTAAAGAAAAGTTCTTTGCTTATACTACTTATAATAATGAAGAGTTATTAAAAACTTTAAGTAATCCAAAGGAACAAGAGTTTATTAAAAAGAATCTTCCAGAATCTTATCAAATTTTATCTAAACAAATTAAAGGATTTGATTCAGAAAAATATCCTGAAATTGAAAATTTAATTACTGAATTAATATCAAAAGATAGTGAATTAAGTAGAGCTTATAATGAACTTTCTAATTTAAAAGAACATAAGAGAAACTTTACTGCTGCTATTCAAAATAAATTTATAGATAATATTATTGGGGTTATGGAAATGCCAGAGATGGCTTTCTCATTAATGCAACCTAATGATACTCATTTAACTAAACCTTTATCTAATACACTCAAAAAAGATATTCAAAAAGCAGATAATGAAGTTGATCATACTAAATCTATTAAAACTGGAGAATCAACTCCAGGTGGTGGAGTGAGTCCTACTAAAATGACTGAGTATGCTTACAATCTTAAAAAACAACAAGATAATATTACAGGTAAAAACATTTTAGGACTTATTACTTTACATAATACATTTGCTAATATGTTAACTATGGCTGGTGCTAAAATGAATTATTCATTTGAAGTAGAAAATCCATACTATAGTGATAGTGAAGTTTTATCACCTGTAAAAGTTCCAATTAAACTAAGACTTAATTATAATAAAACTAAAGAAATTGATAGTAAAACATTAAAAGAGATTGAAGTTATTTCTTTATCTAATAAAACAGATGCTGAAAAAATTAATAATATAGCTGATATTTTATCTCAATTGATGAATGGTGCTGTGGATGTTGGTAAAGATGCATGGATTAGTTACTTACAAGGTAACATGGAAGTAATTCCTAAAACATTATTCTTATTACAAGCAGGTGTTCCTATAGAGGATATAGCGTATTTTGTAAGTAATCCTATGATTAGAAAATATGTTGAATCTAAGATAAATTATAAATCACCTTTAGCAAAAATAATCTATGGTCCTAAACATAGAAATACAACTACTTCTGCTAAAAATAAAGCAAGAAAAGAATTACTTAAAGGAGTAATGGTAGATCTTGATGGAAATCAATTAAAAAATAATATTGCTGGATTTTATAAAATATTAAATACAAGATATAAAGATGTATCTTTTAGTAAAGAATCTTTAAAAGAAGTAGCAAAACAATCATTTAAATTTAATAAAGAACAAATAGCTGGTTTATTACAGTATTTTTATATTGAAGATTTAATTGAAGAGTTTGATAACCTTAAAGGATATCTTAATGTAGATACAGAATCAGCAGTTGATAACTTTGCAGCTCAAGCTAAAATACATGACATTGAAAAAATTGATAAGTTTAAAACATTAGATTCTTCTCTTAAAGTTCATTTCAAAGAAGAGAGTGCTATATCATCATTCTTTATTCAAGAATTTTCTAGAGCATTATTTGGTAAAAACTTATTTGCTACAAGGGATAATGATTTAGTAAATAAATTCTTAATAAAAACTTTAGAGAATCCAATTGAAAGAGCTATTCTAAAACAAGAAACTGGTTTAGATGAAGAAACATTTATTAACAGATTTAAAAATGCTTTAAGTTTATACATATTTACTAATGTTCTTAAACAATATAAACAAGGTGCTAGTGAATACAAACAAACTCCTATTAGTGAATTACTTAATGAGAACAGTCCTGTTAAAAGTATTGAGCAATTAAGAAGTGATTTTGCTAATGAAAATCACTTATCTAGTTCTAAATCTGATGAAGCTTATTTAAGAAGAGGATTATTTTATATTCATCCATCTGCATTTAATCAAAATGATGTTGAATCATTTATTGAGTTCAGTTTAGAAAGAGAATATTTAAGAAAGATAAAAAGTTTAGAATCTTTATTAGGAACAAAAGAATTTCAAAGTGCTAAAAACAGACTTGTAAATAGTGGGGTTAGTTTATTTGTTAAAAGAGAAGGTGAAAGTCAAGAAGATTATACAAATAGATTAAACAAAATAGTTTATGAGTATGTATTAATGCATGAAGCATTAAGTAATACTTATAATAACTATGAGTTATTCAGATCTGGTGAGCATACTACAGCTAGAAAACTAATTAGTATTATTGAAAGCTATCCTGAATTAAAACTTCAATTTGATTTAGTTAGACAATTTTCTGCATCTTCTATAAGTAGTAAAAAGAACCACATGTCAAGAACTAACTTTAAGATTAAAAACTTAACTGAGTTAGATGAAAACTTGAGTGAAGAATACTATAATGAGTGGCTTAAGTTAGCTAATCCTAAAGAAATGAAAGTGTCTGAGAAAACAGCTAATAGAGCACAAGCTAATGCATATATTAGTGAGTTCTTTGCTCAGTTACCTATGATTGCTTTCCTACAGAGTGGTATGGATTCTAGTGAATTTTCATTAAACAGTATCATGCCTTATGATAGATATAGACCTGTAATGGAAAAAGCTTCTGAAGCATTCTATACATTCTTAAATAAAAATGAGTCTAAAGCTAACATGGTACTAGAAGGATTTTATGAGTTCTTTAAACAAAATAATCAAACTGAAAACAATAGACTTAAAGGTAGAGGTATTAGCTATAAAAGATCAGTTAATCAATTAATAGCAGATGCTACTGGTAAAGATACTTACTTGTTTGATAAACCTTATGTATCTAAAATTGATGATGGAGTTTATGTAATAAGTCAATCTTATGAGGATCCTTCTACTAATCAAATTAAATCTTTACCAGCAGGTGAATTACAAATGCTAAAACAAGGTAATCCTGATATAATATTTATATTAAATGACAATGACTTACAAGTAAACCTTAATATATCAACAGAGACAGAATTAGAACAAGCTAAAGCTGATATAGACACTGCTATTAACAAGATCAAAGAATCAGGTAAAATAATAGTTTTATCTGATAAAGGATTTGGCAAGTCTACTCAACCACAAGTTACTGTAAGTAAAGGTGTAGAGATAAGTTCTAATGCTAAAGGGTTAGCAGGAGCACTTACTAATCCAACTGAACTTTCTAAATCTAAAGGAAATATTACAAAATCTTATCCTGTTGAATTTAGAGGTAAAACTTATAAAGATGCTGAAGCTGCTTATCAAGCTTTAAAATCTACTGCTACTAAAGATGATGGTCCTAATAGTACTTATAATCTAATGGTAGATATTATTACAGCTAAACTTCAACAACATCCTAGATTAGTTACTGAAATTAACAAACAAGGAGGATCAGCTTGGATATTAAGTTCTACCCACCAACCTACTAGTAAAAATACAGTATGGGAAACTAATGGTAGAAACTGGTTTATTGAAACACTTAATGATGCTTATTCATCTGTTTCTCAACCACAAGCTCCTGTAACTACACCTAATAAACTATCAGGTCAAATGAAAATGCCTTATGGTAAAAATAAAAGATCTGATGTTACAAGTTCTACAACATTTGATGCAATACTTAAAGGTGAAAGAACAGCTACTACAAGATATTCTGATCATAAAGCTTTTGACTATTGGAAATCTGCTAAGGTTGGAGATATTATAACTTGGGATTCTGGGGATGGTAGAACTGTAGATGTAGTTGTAACAAAAACTCTTCATCCACTAAAAGATTCTGGTAAAACAGCCAAGGAATGGTCCAAGCTTGAAGGTTGGTCTGTAGACTATTTTAATAATAAGGTAAGACTGGAATTAGATAAAGCTTGGCAAATAGAGTTTAAACTTGCTACACCTACTCAAGCTCCTATAACTACTAAGTCACAAGGTACAGCTAGAACTTTTGAACAACTTTACAATAATGAAGAAAGAACTACTATATTAGTTGCACTAAGAGATAAGTATAAAAATGCTTACAAAAATTTGTCTGATGATGAAATTGTCCAAAGAATCAACAACAGATTAATGACCGAGGATAGAGATAAAACTATAGAAATACTAAATAAATGTTATAAATAATGATTTGTGTTAATCCAAATAGTATAGAGTTCAAGCAAATATTAGCTGAAGTAGGTGATCCTCTTTATGCAGAAGTAGAATATGCTAAAAGATATACAGCATCTGATTCAAAAGTAAATTATCAATTAGCTACATCTGATGAAATAATTGCATCTGAAAAAACTTTAAGAGATATAGCAGCTAGAATGTCTGATAGAATAGGAATACCTGTTAGATTTATATCTGATAGAACTCAAGAGTTTAAAGGTAAATTACAAGATGGATATATAGACAAATATGGAAGTTTAATGGATGGTACATCAGCAGTCGTTAATTTAGCATATGCTACATTAGATACTCCTATACATGAAATATTAGGACATCCTATTATTAGAGCTATTAAAACTTTAAGTAATAACAAATTATCACAATTTGAAAAAGATAAATTAGCAGAAGCATGGGAAGGATTTTCTAAAGAAGAAGAAATAACATTTAAACAACAATTAGCTTCTATTCCTACACTATATAAAAATTTACTCAAAGAACTTGAAACAGGTAGAGGTAAAGAAGTATTAGATAGGGTTAAGAGAGATTACAATATAAAGGGGTTATCTCAAAAAATAAAAGACAACTGGGATGAAGGTTTTACTGAAGAAGAATATATAGAGCAATACCCGGATAGTCCTGAAATTATAAGATACTCTTTAGAAGAACAACAAGAAGAAGCTATTGTAGAACTTCTTGGTATGATGACTGCTAATAAACTTGATGCAGTTAAAGATGGCAAACTTATATCTCTTCTTAGAAGATTACTTAAAGAAATAAAACAGTTTGTTAAATCACTTCTTAAACAAAGAGAAGTAGAAATAGACAAATTACCTGATAATATGACTATTGGAGATATAGCTGATTTATTAGCTTACTCTAACTCTAAACTTATACTTCCAGGATATGAAGTAGAATATACTACTCCTGATAATATGAAGTTTAAAACTTATCAGGAAGTTAGTAATCATATTAGTCAATTAGCTAAAAGTGTTGAAGATGTTGATTTAGAGAGCGTGATATTACCTGAAACACATTGGGTAACATGGGAAGAAATGAATTTTAGACCAAATGTTCCAGAAGACCCTTATGATGTTCAATATTACAATAAAGATTTTATAAATAAACAAGAAGCAGAAAAATTTGTAGAAACTTTAAATCAAAGGGATAATGTTTCAAATATTGAGATAAAGAAAACAAATGAATCTCATAATGCTAAATCTTTTATAGCAAAAAACAAAGAATACGAACAGTCTAAAGAAATTATAGAAGAATGGAAAAAAGTAAATAATATTCAATATAATCCTGAAGAAATATATAGTAGAGGACAAGAGTTTGTTTCTGTTGTAGGAGCTTATTCTTCATTTGATGTAAATCTTATGATGCAAAACTTATTGCAACATATAGAAGATAATGAGAAAGCTGGAGGTAAGTTTGCTATTTCTGTTTACACTAAACCTGTTGATAAAAAAATAGGTCATTTAGAAGGAGGTGGAGGTAAAATTAAATTTAAAATTTACCCTCAATCAGAAGACATTTTATGGGCTGCTAATGCTGATGTTTTTAGTGGTAGTGTATGGGATGCTTCTGAAAAAATAAATAAAGATAAAAAATCTGAATTATTAGGAGTTAGTTATTCTAAATATCCTTCTTTAAAGAATGTTGATGCTGTACAACCAAATTTAGCTAATATTGTAGATAATTTAGATCACCACCATAATGAACTGGGTATTTCTTTAACAGGAAGTAATTTTAGACTTGAATATGATGAAGACATTCCTTATCAAACTAAAAAGATTATAAATAGTATTAATTCTATCCTTGACCAAAGATATGGTAAATTAGTTAAACCTGAGATTAAACAAAAAGAGTTTGGTACTAAGTATATAGTAAAAGTAGAATCTGCTTATGGAGATCTTAATAAAAGTACAATATTTAATACAGAAAAAGAGGCTTTAGATTATAAAGAATATATGGGGCAATTTGATGATCTTTCAGTTAAAATTAGTAAACAAGTAGGTATTCAACCAACTCAAACTAATGAAACTTTAAAAGAGAGTATTGATAGTGTTAAAAAGAAATACTCAATAATGGAGTATAGTGAAGAAGGGGTAAATGCTTTTAATATAGGAGATATTAGATATGTTTTTGATATGATAGAAGGTCGGTATTCTAAATTAATAGATAAAGATTTTACAAAATCTTCTAGTTGGGTTAAAATTACAAAAGAAGAGTATGAACAAGCTAAAAAAAGTGTAAATAAAGAATACACTTCTCAAGCTTTAATCAATACTAAAATAGCCAAACTTAAAGAAGTAGCTAAAAAGTATCCTAGAAGTTTAATTAGAAGTGAAGTTGTAAGAATAGAAGAAGGTTTACCTAGTGGTAACTGGAAAGCAGACATGTTTGAAGATGAGTTACCTTTTCAAAAAATAAGATCAGAACAAGCTCCTATAACTACTCAACCATCTACTAGTGTTAAAGAAGGAGTATCAGAACTATTTGAATCTAATCCTGAGTTAGCTAACATAGGTACACCTGAACAATACTCTCAATATCTTGATACTAAACAACCTAATGTTATATTACCTATAGGAACAAGTGGTAGTGGTAAATCTACATTTATAAAATCTTTACCTAAAGAAAACTTAGTAGTTATAGAACCTGATGCAATGAGAGTTGAATTTACAGGTGATATAAATAATAAATCTAAAGATAAAGAAATTTATATTGAAGCTGCTAATAGAGCTGTACAAGCAATTAAACAAGGTAAACAAGTTGTATTTGATACTACTAATCTCACTAAAGATAAAAGATTACCTTTTATAGAAGCTATTAAAAAAGCAATACCTACTGTTAATATTCAATATAAGTTAATGGAATTAAATCCTGAATTAGCTAAACAAAGAATTAAAACACAAATAGCAAGAGGAGAAAATAGGGCAAATGTACCAGATTCTACAATAGATAGACATGCTGAATCTTATAAGCAAATGCTTGAAGATATAAAAAATGAACCTATTACTGAGTACAAAGAATTAGGTTCTAAACAAGATATAGAAGGATTTAAGAAATTTACTACTAGAACTACTACTCAACCAACTAGCTTAGGTGGTGAATTATCAGTATATTTGTCTAACAAGCTTAAAGATGAGTTTGGTTATGACAATCCTGGAAATAGTGATGCACTTAGTCCTTTGGACATATTAAATAGACAGGTTATTGTTACTAAACAAGATATTGATGACAAAAAATTAAACTGTTAATAAAGATGAAAGGTTCATGTCCCTTAAAAACAAATTCTGATTGGGTAGCTTTAGAGAGTTCTTTGGGTGAAGATAATGCTTACAAAATATTCATAGCTTCAACTAGTGAAATATTACCAGAACCTGTTAAAGCTGCTTTTTACTTATATGCAGAAAAGAATCCAAAGGATGCTGCTGCTTTACTAGATACTAATATACCAGCCACTGTTAAGGCTGGTTTTAATATATCTACTACTGTATTTGATATGATTGATAACTCTTATGATTCTATGTTCCAGGATGCAGGGTTTAAGAGTTGGTTAAAAGATGAAGGTTATGCTGAAAAGATATTTCAAGATGAAAAGATTATCAGAACACCTGAACTAGAGAAATCAGTAGAAGAGAAGTTTGATTCTCTTAAAGAGTTGGCAGCACAGAGACCAGATGTACCAGTTTATGATACTGAAATAGATCCTGTTGAATTACAAAATAAAATTAGAGCTAATGAAATCCTTCACCAGTATGCATTAAAGTTTGATAAAAATGATTATGGTATTAGGTTTAATATCATTAGCTCAAGTGATGCTCAAATATTACTTAAAGGTGTCTTCCCCTACAGAGGAGAAGCAGTATTTGCTTATGGAAATACTATATACTATGTACAAGATAAGATAACATTAAATACTCAATTTGCAGATTTAGCTATGCCTATTATAGCATTATCAAGAAAAGCTGCTACTAAATTATTTAATGAAGCTTATGAAAAGTTAGAGAAACTTCCTATAGGTCAAGCACTAATTGAAAGAGTAGCAGCTAGGTATCCTGATGTTAAAAATAGAGATACAACAGGGTTTAAAGAAAAAGTACTTGCTGAAGCTTTAAAAGAACATGCTAAAAATGCTAGATTAGGTTTAAATAATGAAGGTAGTACAAATCCAGGACTTAAAGACTTTAACATATTTATTAAAGATTATTTAGGAGTATTAAGAACTGAAATAAGAAGAAAGTTTAATACTGATAATACAAGTAAGTTAAATACTAATAGTTCATTAGATGAAATAGCAGCATTATTTAATAGTGCAACTTTTAAAGTAGATAATGAAAAAGTAGATGCTGAAAGTTTTAATGAATTTAATTCAAACTTAAACAGAGGTGCTAAAGAACTTACTGATACTTTAAAGAAAAATCCTACTAAACAAAAAATCAATGAAACACTTCAAGCTTTTATTGAGAATTTCTTAGATATAGTAGGTAAACAAACTAAAGAAGTTAAAAGTGCAAGAACATCACAGAATATTAAAAAAGAATTAATTGATCCTGATGGGTCAGCTTTTCTTACTAGTATGGCTGAGAACTTAAAGATGTTTAGAAAGAATCTTTCTCCAGAGCAAATGAAAGCATTAGAGAAAGTAACTGATACTCACAAAGCTCAAAATCTAGTAAATACACTATTTACATTAGAAGCTAATCTTTTTAAAATGAATGAATATTTAGAAAGATTAAAGAATAGTAATGAGCCTTTAATGGATAAGATAGTTGATGCTATTACAATGGAGAACTTACTGAAAGGTTGGGCTAACTTCATTGAAGAAGCAGAAAAAAACTTACTAGATGCAGGGGTAGAAAGAACAAGTTACATATATGGGTTTGTTACTAGATTAGATGCTTTAACTAAAGAAGGTAGAAAAATTACTTCTGATATTAAAAGAATTGGTTCTGTTAAACAAACAACTGAGTTATTAAAATCATTTACTGATAAAGTTGTTAAACAGATAGATGATGAAATAAAAAGAGTAGAATCTATTGCTGGTAATGAGAACTACAAAAGATCTAAAATAAAAGAACTTAATGAAAGAAAAGAAAAGTATAACTTTACTGAAGAGAAAGTTAATGCTTTATATCAAGGTAAACTTGGTGATTCTAATTTCTGGAGTAACATGTTTGTAAGTTATACAAGTGATCCTGATCCTATCTTAGCAACCTTTGCAATCTATTTAAAATCTCACACTTCTCAAATTACAGCAGCTGCTTTTGCTAGAGCTCAACAGTTCTCAAAAGATACTAAAGAACTAATGGCTGCTTTAGGTATGAACAGTGTAAACTTCAAAAGTGATTGGAGTGATAGTGGTTTAACAATGATTGATAAGAAGGCTTACTATGATGAGAATGGTGAGTTACAATCTGAAGAAGTAATCTCTTTTATGACACCAGTTAAAAACTGGAGGTTTGATTTAGAGTTAATTAAAAAGAAAATTAGAGATGCTAGAGAAAGTGGAGACAAAGCTGCTTTAGAAGAAGCTTATAAAGAGAAAGAACAAATTGAAACTTTATTTAATAGAGAATATTTACCTAAATATTATGCAGATAGAGCACTATTAATTAATGAAAGTCCTTTAGCATATGAAGCTTTACAAAATATAGATAGTAAAATATCTGAATTTAGAACATCCAATGCTGATGAGTTAGACTTCTTTGAGCATTATGATGATTTAACAATTTTACTTACTGAAAGAGAAAGATTGTTTTCTTTATATGATGAGAATGGTGTTCTTAAAGATGATGAAGGGTTAGCAATTGCTACTGCATTAAAAGAGCATAGAAAAAGAACAGGTAAGTATTATGAATCTGTAGAGAAAAAAGGCGCCTTCCAAAGAGCTCTAGATGCTTTCATTCAAAAAGTAAATAATGATACTAGATATGCTAACATTAAACAGTTTGATGAAAATGGTAATCTTACACCAGAGTTTAATCAAATAGTACAAAAGTGGATTCAACAAAATAGTGCAGTAAGATATACACAAGCATATTATGATAAAGTAAATGATATCTTTAAAAAACTTGAAGATATTTCTAAAAGATTACCTAAAAATTATAAACTAGATAAATTATATGAAAAAAGAACTAGTTTATTCTTAGGATATAAAGATAACAATGGTCAAGTTAATCCTGAATTGATGAAGGATAAAATGGATGAAAAGATGTCTCAAATTAAAGAGATTCAAGAAACCATTAATGATTTGATTTATAAACAACAATATGAATCTGATTCTTCTAAATTAACAGCTGATGAAAGATCTGCTCAAGAAGATTTAAAATTAGCATTAGCTGAACTTAGTATGATAAGATATACTGAGCCAAGTTCTTACTACTTAGAAGCTATAAATAATCAAATGATTATTTTAAATAAAAGTACTTTAGATGAAGTAAGTGCTAATGATTTTCTAACAGATGCAAGAGAAATTGATAAATTACTTAATACTCCTGGTAAGAAATATGAAGAATTTAAAAAATGGTTTGAAAAAAATCATGTTAAAAAATACTATCAAAATGCAAAAGGTGAAGTAAAATACAACTATGAAAGACTTCATGCATGGAGTATAGCAAGACCACTAGAAGAAGAAGATGGACCTGCATACTATCAAACAACTAAAGTACATGTAGGTAAAGAAATTATTGAGTTTAGTGGAGTCCCTAACTCTAAATATTTTTATACTAGAGTTAAGAATAATTTTAGAACTGTTCCATTTAAATTAACTGAAGAACAAAAAGCTAGAGATTATGTAGGAAAGGTGATTGACAATAAGGGTAACTTCCTACCACTTACCAAAGAAAGAGCAGAAGAACTAGGAGTACCAACATCCTATGTAGATAAGAATGGAGAAGTTAAATCTTATATCAATGAAGATTACTACAAAGTAATTCAAAATGAAAACAAGAAGAAACTTCTTGAAGTAGTAACTAACTACCATATACAAAACCAAGTAGGTTTAGAAACAGCTGATAAATTATATTTAGATATTCCTAGACTAAGAATTAAACAACAACTGGAAGCTGCTCAAAGAGGAGAATTAACTAGAAGATGGAGTGATTGGTTTAAGAGTATTAAGAATGGGGTTTCAGCAACAATATCTGGTAAAACTAGAGAAGAAGCTAATGAAGCCTCTAGAATTGACAGTGATGTTGATGAAGGATTGGCAAACCCTGATTTACAACAAGCTGCTGATGAACTAAGTATAGTAAAAGATGGTTTGATGGATCCTGTACTTGATAAGTTACCAATGAAAGGATTAAGTAGAATTCCTATTAATGAAGTATCTTATGATATAGTTGGTTCACTTAACTTCTATATGTTACAAGCTGAAAGACAAAGAGTATTAAGTAAAATTAATCCTATGGCTAAAGCAATGTTAGCTACTCTTGATGAGACTGATGCTGAGCTTAAGAAAATGGAAGGTGTTAAGAGAAAGAATTTCTCTATGACAGATTCAATGAAACATCTTACTGGTAACAAAAATAAAGGAATTAGAACAGCTGCCTTTAGAGCTTTATATAATAGAGAGTTTAAAGGAGAGATGTATTCTGATAAACATTTAGATTGGTTAAACAAAGTAACTAATACAATTACCGGTGCTGCTGCAACCAACTACTTTGCATTAAACTTACCTTCAGCAATTAAAAACTACTGGGGTATGATATGGCAAAGTAATATAGAAGCAATTGCAGGTGATAGAAGTGATGTTATATCTCTTGCTAAAGCTAGAACTAAAGTAAACTTTGAAGTAATGCCTGAGTGGAGTAGTAAGGTCATGGGAGCTAACTATAACACAGTTAATACTCAAATGATATTAATGTTTGATCCTGCTCAAGGTAAAGCTGAAGAAGTTATTAGTAGAGATTATTCTAGAACATTTGCAAGTGATTTAGCTAGTATTAGCTGGGTATATAGCCCTAGAAAGTATATGGAAATGCAAGGTGCTTTACATGTATTTTATGCTATGATGTACCATGAAAAAATACCAAGAATTGTAAATGGTAATGAAACTAAAATATCTTATGCTGATGCTTTTGAATTAGATAAAGAAGGTAGGTTAACACTTAAGTCTGGTATTGATGAAGCTTATGGAGTTACTTATGATCAAAATGGTAAAGCTAAATTAGGAGAAGAGTTTGTCAAAATGCAAAATGCAGTACATGAAAAGTTTAAAGATTTGAATGGTGCATTTGCTAAGTTTGAACAACCTCAAGCTCAACAGTTCTTTGCGTATAGATTATTTGCTTTCATGAGAAGATACTTTACAAGTATGTTCATGTATAGATTTGGTGGTGAAAGAGCTAACTTCCCATTAGATGAAATTAGAACTGGTTACTATATTGAAGCTATTAAAGCAGTTGGTAAAACAATAACAAGTCTTGGTAAATCATTACCATACATGTCTAACTCAGAAAAAATGGCTATGATTAAAGTTATTGCTGATGTTGCTCAGATATTTATTATTTCTGCAGCTGTAGCATTAATGTTTGGTTGGGATCCAGATGATAAAGACAGATTTGAAAAGTTAAGAAAAAAATCAGGAGCTTTAGGTGCAGAAGATTTTCACTTAGATGGTTGGTTATCTAACCATGCATTAACTTTATTACTTAAAACTCAAGCAGAGAATCAAAGTTTTATACCATTACCAGGGTTTGGTTTAGATAACTATTTAGATTTATCTAGTTCTACATCATTAGCATTTGGTCCTACTGTAACATCTTATGCTAAGATTATGACAGATTTAGCATTACATGCTGCTCCAGGAGAAAATGAAAGCTTGTATTACAAAAGAGATGCAGGTCCATATCCTTGGCAGAAAGAAGGTGAAGCTAAAATATGGAATCATTTTGGCTCTATGGTTGGTTTCTCAGGTAGTCAAGTTGATCCAGTTAAAGGTTTACAGACATTTGACATGTTCAGTAGAAATTAAAAAAAAAATAGGAGTGCCGAAGCACTCCTTTTTCATTATTTTAATCTTTTAAGAATTTCACCAATATTTGGTTTAAAGTAGTCTTTACCTTTTAAGATTTTACCATCTTCTCTAAAGATTGGTTGACCATTTTCATCTAACTTACTCATGTTACTTTCATGTATTTCATTAAATACATCTACAATAATATGTTGCATACCATGTTTAAGAATAGTACCACATAATATATACAATTGATCACCTAATGCATCAGCTATCCCTACTAATCTCTCTTCTGTATTTGGTGTTTCACCTTGAGTTGCAGCTTCAAGATATTCATCATTCTCTTCAGCCATTAACTTATGTCTTAATCTAACATCATTAATTGATATTAGCTGTGGTTCTGTTCCATCAATTTGTTTAAAAACTCTGTGGAAATTTGCTACTTTGTCTAGTTCTTGTTTCATATTATTTGTTTATTCTGTTTTTTAACATTCCTTCAATTAAAATTAAATAGTTGATAGCATCACCTAGTTTTTCTTCAATCATTGGTGCAGATACTTCAAATTCTTCATTTTCTGTTTTATCAAGTATATCTTTTATAGATTGAAAATGCTTTACTGCAAATTCCCAAGCTACTTTTTCTCTACTTTTATGAAATGATAAACCTGTAGCTGCATTAAAGTTGTGAAAAACATCATCCTCAGTTGAGTATTCTTCACCTTTCTTTACTAAGATAACCTTAATTAAACTTAATCTTCTTTCTACAATGTTATTAAAAACTTCTCTTGTCATTTTATTTATTGTTTTGGGTTAATAATTCCTCTTTCTATAAGACTTGTAGCTGTTCTTCCAAACCATCCTTGTAAGCTCCAAGCTAAACCTGTGTCAACTAGGTGTTGCCATGCAGCTAACATATCTTCTTCTGAATCACATTCTATAAATCCTTCAGCTATTCCTACAGCTGTATAATCATCTAATATTTTATTCTCAATTGTTTCCATAAATATTATAAGTTTAAATGTTTATTCTTTTCTTCTTCTTCAACAATCTTGATTAGTTCTTCGAGATCCATTTGCTTTCCTGGTGAGAGTTGTTGAACTTTTGGTTTTTCACCATTCTTCCTATTAAGTGAGTCCTCCCCTTGTTTGTGGGGAGGATTAGTGTTTGATTTTTTGCTTGCTTTGTGCATTTTAAAACAGTGTTAGCTGGGTTTTTTTCATTATGATATTGTTGATCTCTTTATATATGTTTTCAAGATAATAAGAGTCATCAATATGATAATCATCCCAAGGTTTTTCTTCATACTTGTTGAACAGTTCTTGCATCCATCTTCCAGATTCTAATTGTATTTCTCTCTTATCATGTTTGTTGACTTTATAAATCTTACAACCTTTAGAAGAGATATAATATCTTAGAGTCTTTTGTAGTTTGTTCTTATGGATGCCATCTTTATCAACACATATTTGTTGAAACTCCCACTCACCTTTTATTTTAGCTCCACCACAATAATCAAATATGTTTCTGTTATTCAGTAGGAAGGTCTCAGGAAGTATGTCATTAACAAAGTATGCATAAATAGCTTTAGCAATAATTAAGAAGCTCTTGTTCTTATGTAAGTGTGTATACTTGTGGTTTTGTAAATCTTCCCATTCAAATCTACCCTTGCATTTAGTCTTACCATCAGTATAGACTGCTATGTAATTATTTACATCCCAGATATACATTGCTTTATAATCAGCAAATTCAAGAGTGAGCTTGGTGACTTCCTCCCACTTCCTACAGATTTGATTATAAACATCTAAATAAGACTTATTAAACATAAGAGTAGCACCATCAGTATTAGTTTGTAGTAATACAGATTCAGGAATAGTAAGAAGTAATTCTTCTACCAACATAGTTATTAACAACTGACCATTAATAGTAGTTTGCATAGTATACTGCGGATCATATAGCCAAGAATACTCACTATTACTATTACCATAAGTTGCATTAGCAGCTTCTTTAAACCCCTCAATAATAGCCATATCTCTATCTTGTTTTGGTTTAGATTTTTCTGCTAACCTTACATCAACAATATCATTCTTATATACACCAAAGAACTCAGATCCTAAATGAGCAGGATACATTTCATTCATACATGCAATACTAGGATATAGAGAAGCTACATCTAAGTCTTTAATAATAATACCATTTTCTGCTTTGTATATTCCTGTTTTAATACATTGATGAATACCACCAGCACCATAATCAAATTCATAACCATTGAACTTCATAGTATATTTAAAACCATTCTTAGTATCATAGATAATCTTGGTCTTTAACATTTCATGAAATCCTTGAAATTCAAGAGACTTAAATTTGATATATGGAAATAGTATATCTTTAATATTGATGTGATCTCTATGTGTTCTTAATTGCTTAACCTCATATGCATTCTTTCCTGTAGCACTACAATAAAGTTTCAGTAACAATTCACTTCCCAGTTTAGTATTAGAAAAATTATAGCAGTTTAGTCCATATTTGGTCTTGATTCTATTTCTAACATTAATCAATGGTTTAGATAGATGCAATATTGCTTTTGTTGCCAAGACATCATTAACGCAGTAGGAAGATACAATTTCAATCTCTTCTTTATTGTTAATAGCAGTTTCATGGTGTATAGACATGTCTTGCACATTTTCAGAATCAATAGCAAACTCAGCCCACTTTAAACTAGTTCTTTTATTTGCATTGTCCCAATGATTAATTTTAAAAACATCAATTTGACCAATGCTCAATTTCCATTCAGGATAATCTAAAAACTCTTTGTCATTAGATTTTCTGATAGTAGTTTGAGCTTTCTGATAAATTTTTGTAATAATTTCATTTACTGGTAATACTTTTAATTTCTGATGATCATTCAGAATAAACTGAGTAATCTGAGATGCTACAAAGCAATTGATTAGTGTTTCATAATCCATTACCCAATGGGTTTTCTCTGACATAAAATAGTTTTGAAACAAAAAGGGTAGATTTCTCTACCCTTCTTATAGTTAGGTGTTAAACATTAAGAATTAAGAATAATCTTAGGTTGTTCTGGTGTAATTATTGTTGATTTAATCATAAACTTTTCATAGTTAAATGAATTAAATGCAAAGTAATTTACAAAATCTTTAATTTCTGATTTCTCAGTAATATAAAATTCATGAGAAGTTGTTAACATTTTTCTTTCTTCTTTAAATTCACTACCATTAGGTCTTGGTTTTAATGCTCTTACAGAATCACCATTTGAGTCTAATTGAGGAACTGCATGAAATCCTTGTACTTGATGTTTATGAAATATAACTAAAGCTTCAGCTTGTGGAATATAACATACCTCAATATAAGGACATTCATTATTAATTGGCAACATTCTAAAGGTTGGAGCACCATTTCTTCTGGAGGTTACTACCATCATTGATTTTTCTGAACTCATTTTTTGTTGGTTTGTTTTTACAAATTAAGACATTTTGTTTTTTAATTCCAAGCTTTTAATGTCTGCAATTAAAGTTTCTTTATCAAAATCAATAATTGAGCATAACTCTCCTACCTCTTTTAATAAAGATTCTTTCACATCCATAATTTCTGAATACATCTTATAATACTTTTCAGGATAAAGAAAACTTTCTATATGAGCATAATTAGGGTTTCTTTTACCAATGAACTGTTCAATTCTTTTCTTATAAGATGCACTCAATTTTGAATATTTACCATTAATGATATAATTCCAGTCATCAGAATGTTCAAAAAAATCAAATACATAAACAGCTTTATTATCTTCAATTTCTTTAAAATCAAAGAATAACTTATTGTTTATTAATCTGTCTTTCTCAAATGTTCTAAATTCTAAATCATTTCTTAAGTGATAAACACATACTAATTTTACTTCGTGAATTGTGTACTGGTTCTTCCAGGACATATAAGTTTGGATTGGAGTAGCAGTTACTCCTTTTTCTATTCCCAATTGTGGATAAACAAAAATTCTGCTTTTTTGGAAATAGTCTTTGTACAATGATGTTATAGCCATAGTGATTATTAAGTTACAAAATTACTGGGCTAATTTCAAATCTATAAGGGAGTTTGTAGTTACGGTTATTATAGTGCCATGAGGCTTCATCTAACTTATCTAATAGCTCATCATGCCATTTCAATATAGTTTCTTTTGATACTTCAAAACAATATACTTGATCATACCTATCTATTACAATAAAATTAAAAATTAACTCCCAATCTTCTGTAATAACATCCTTAAATTTTTCTGAAACAAGCCAATAGTAGATAGCTGCCTGCAGGTTATAATTGTAAACATTTATTGTTTCTGGAAAATCAGTAATAGTTTTACTAGTAGTCTTTAAATCATTAATAAAAATTATTTTTTTATCATGATTAACTTGAATACTATCAGCTACACCTTTAAGTCCAAATGGTCTATTTGTTACATCACTTCCTACAGATAAACTTATCTCATTAAACATTTGAAAGTTTTCAAGTCCAGATGTGAAAAGACCTAATAAATCACATACTTTATTGTTTTTCTTAAGTAAATCAACTGATTGTGAACATCTTTGTAATGTTTCTGAATCTATAATATCTCTATTACCCTTTGTAGCTAAAAATGCAAAATAGCTATCATTTTCTTCTGTAACTATTTTAGCAACTCTTTGCTCATCAGTCTTAAGAGATTGATGTAGATTTATTTCTTTTAAAATATCCAATATAACCTGAGTATGATCTGAGAGTTTTCCTGAGTTGTCATTTGCTTGAGCAAATACTTTGTCAATTACAAGTCTAGAGTTGCCAGTGGGTAGAGATGTGGGTAAGAGAACAAAATTAGTGTCAAAGCTTCCATCATCCAGCAATAAACAATGTATAACTTTTCCATCTACAAGATATGAATCTGTTTTATCCTCTCTTTGTTGGAGTATGTAATGATTATAAAATAGAGTTGGTGAATAAACCAATTTGTTTAAACCTGAATAACTTATGTTATAAGGTTTAGAGTAAAACTCCTGCTCTAATTCAGCAGGAGTCTTTTGTAATTTTGTATCTACCATGTAATGTTTGTTTCTTCTTCTTTAGATTGTAATAATTCTTGTTCTTTATCTAATATATTTTGAATTTCAGTTTTAGGTATAACTTTAGAAAATTCAAAATACTTAGTAGGAAAATAACCTTTAGATTCTTTTATTACTTTAGGAGTTAATATATCAATATGATATTTAGTAACTAATTTTAAATCTAATAATCTTCTAAATATACCATCTAAATCCATGTATCTATGTAATGTTATATCAAAGAATTGTAACAAACTTTTAAAGTTGACATGATTTCTAGTTTTACTAGCATACATTTGTTTATAATATTCACTAAATAATAATAACAAATAACTAGCAGACTCTCTATAATCACAATTAGCCATTGATTCCATTGCCATAATATGATTTGATGTATCAGAACTAGCAAATAAATTACATAAACCCTCATACATATCTTGATCCAACACCAAACTGTTATTTAATATTGAGGTTAAAGCTTTTTCATCATATGATTTATTTAACCAAAAATTATATTCATCAAAATCAGTAGAAGAGATTAATATTAAATTTTTATCATCATCTATTTCAAAATAGTCTATTCTTTTATAGCCTTTATAATCTTCATCATAATCACCTTCTTCTTTAAATTCATAACTTTGACCTGGACCTAAAACATTACCATAATAATTAGAATTACAATTGTATACAAAATTATAAGGGATGATAAAACAATCTTGAGGATCATTCTTTAATTCCTCTACAAATTCATTATAAAAATGAAGATTGTATGTAGATACAAAATTATAAAATGAAGATTTTTTAAACAAGTGTGGTGAATGTGTACTAATAGTAAAACTTTCAAAAGCCTTTTTACAACTAAATATAATATTAGCTTTCTTAACATCTCTAGTTACTTTAACCTCATGAGTTTCACAAAATTGTTTCATTTTAAATCTTGGAATAACACTATCAGGATGAATGTAAATAACATCTCCCTTAGTAGGAGCATACTGCATAATAAAGTTTGAATTTGAATTTACTAAACAAACTTTTTCAAATGCAACATTATTTTTATTATAATTTTTTAAATATAAATACTCTTGTTTTTCCATATTAATCTTCTTTAATATTTGTTATTATTTCTGTATTACTAGCTAAATGTTTGTACTCATCTTTGATTTTGATAGTCACATCATAAAACCTATTTCTCACTTGAGAACATGTAGTGTTTATAATAGCTTCTTCAAGATATTGATAAATTTCAGGAGTTAACCACTTCTCATTTTCTAAAAAAGTTGCAAATTCTCTTGGAGACTTAGAATAGATATGAAAAATTCTACTTAAATCTCTAAAATTTCTACTTGCTTTGGTTCTTAAGTAAACCATTTTATTTAACACATTCCATCCACCACTTCTGGCTAATAACCATATCCAATAAATAGACTTTTTAATATCACATGTATTAAGGATAAGTCTTGCCATAAGATGGTCTTCTTCATTACTGCTTTTAAACATTGTTATTAATGAATTATAAATCTCTTCATTAATAACAACAGCCTCCCCATTTATTGGAGAAGCTGTTAGTACTTTTTCTTGTGTATCAGTCATAATTATTTCATTGCCATTTTAACAATTTCACTATTCAACATTAACTTTTGGAATTTTTGTTTATTACTATTGATAATCTTTCTTACAATGATATATTTTAAATCATTTGTAAATACTTCTCCAGTACAGAATTTAGTTAATCTATCAATAATAGCCGGAGTAATAGTATTGCTTTCTGCATAGTTAACAGTAAAGTTAATTAACCTTGTTGCTAATACACTTGCAATATCTGCTCTATAATCAGAGTTAGTACCAATACAACTATTTAATTCTCCAATAATATAAGATTCATTTTGGTGTAATAACATATCTTTAGGAGTAACTAATTTATCCAACTTGTTATTAATAAATGTTGTAAATAAAGTAGAAAACTCAGGATTGGTAGTTGCTTCACCTAATTGTTGAATCAATGGTAACTCATCTGAAAAATTACTAATAGACATTAATGAATTAAAGAACATAGTTACAGTTCTAGCATTAATACTATCATTCTCCATTAACTCTGGATGTAATAATAAGAAGTTAACACATCTACCATCAATACCTGTTTTCTCTGCATATCTAGCCCATGCATTAATATCAAATTTATAATTAACATTAATTGTACGAGTCTTTTGTGCTGCATCTAATGCTGATACACTGTAATTACCATTATCTGGATTAGAAGTTAATATAATAAATGAACCTTTTGGTAAGCACCAGCTATTATAACATTGAGTTTCTATTAAAGTCATAGTAGCTTGAATGAATTTCTCACTAGCACGACTATAATCATCTAATAATAACAATACTGGCTTAACTCTACCTTGAGCCCATTCAGGAGCAGCATGAGTCATTCTTTTATTACTTGTTGGTTTATACCCTGCAGTAATATATTGAGGCATAGTACCTTCTACTACCCATCTAACATTACCATCTTTACCAACCATTTCATGCTCTTTACATGGATAACCAACTAAGTCAGATACATCTTCATATTCTGCTAAGTTTCTTCTTACTAATTCCAACCCTAACTCTTCAGCTAATTGTAAAATAGTAGAAGTCTTACCACCACCAGCTTCACCCTCAACATTCACAGTTTGAACTGCTAAGTTTTTCTCTAGTAATGTTTTATTGTTATTATAAATATAAGTTAAGAAAGATTTTAATTCTTCTGAAGATAAGCTGATTTTGTTATTTGTTGTAGACATAATTTTTAGTTTTTAATATTAATTTAATTGAATTTGTAGACCTTTCAAGTCTGGATTAAGTTCTCTTGATTGACTTGATATAACCCATAATACTGGACCTTTACACTTTTCAGGTGCAGATGCTTCACCATCAGTTAAATAAATCAAACAATTAAACTTTTTATGATTCTCATCATAATAATCAGTAACAGGATGAAAGCTAGTGCCTCCTCTACCATGTATTTTAAAGTCCTCTTTAGGATTAAACTTACCAATATATGATATTGCTGAATCACATTGAACAATGATAACTTCTGTACCAGTTCTCTGAATGTGGTTTATTTCATTAAGAAATTCTTTAAGTTCATTAGTACTAACTGAACCTGAAGTATCTACAGCTACCAGGATTTTTCTTCTGTTTTTGTGTTTTAAACCTGGGTTTTCAATAAATCTAAAATTAGGCTTGTGCCTTGACATTCTTGTGAATGTCTTTATACTTCCTCCTACAAATCTTCTTAAATATCCTCTCCAATTAAATTTAGGAGGTTCTAGTTGAGAAATTTTCTCTAGGATTTCTTTTAATTCTCCTGGAACATGTCCACGAGATTTTTCTACTTGATCTGCAACTTCTTTTAATATATGCTCTGTTTGTGATTTGATTAGCTTTTTAGTAGCTTCATCTAAATCTTCAAACTCTTCCCATGAACTATGGTCAGGAACAGATACTTCAATATCACCATCACCATCAATACTTACTTTAACCTGATAACCTGGAGCATTAGCAAGCATTTTATCTAAGTTAGGACATTGTTCTGGATTTTGAGATGCTTGTAATAATTTCTCATAATAATAATTAGCACCTTTCTTAGGTTCTAAATTAAGCTCTGGGAAAGTGCTTAGTAAGCATGGTCCAGGAGGAAGAAATTTCTCATCAATATATTGATTAATTTCAATATCCATTGCTATGTTAGCAATCTCTTTATTTGTCAAATGTTCAAAATCTGTAACATGAAAAAATGCTATATGCAATCATTTGTGTTAGCTTACATTTTCATGTAAGATCAGACTATTCCTTTACCCCATTAGGGTAGGTTATTATAGTCGTTGAACCTCTCTCTTGAATAATATTTGCTTAAATAAGTTGTAAATATCACAGCTTTTCTTATAAGAAAAACATTAGCATTTTTATACATATAATCATGTAACAAAATGCTGTCTTTTAAAGAAAGCTGAATAACATACAAGGACTTATTAAAAACTACATTCTTATTTTTTGTTGGTAAATATGTCACCAGTTCTCTCAAAAAGAGCTCAGAACCTGAACAAATTCCAGATTTTAAGATCTTCCAGTTATGCTTTTTAAGATTCTGATATATCCCTACTGTACCATCACCATCAAAATATCCTCTGATAAAATGGGATATTAAATTTGAAGGTAACTCAGGAAAGGTTATTATCATTGATTTTCTAGGTATACAACCCAATCTTACTAGATCATTAAACATCTTTGTAGATGTTATCTGAGCTTTCCATATCTCTTTTTGATACTTTTTATGAAACTCTCTAGTAGGCTTGTTTGTAGATTCTATACTTCTCATAAATCTTTCAATCCATTTATAATCTTTAGAAGATAAAAATATCTTGCCAGATCCTGTTTTGTTCTGTGAAACATTACCATCAGCATATAAAGCACCTAACCAGTAGGCTTTTTCTTCTGTATCAATTAATTCAAAAAAGTTTTCATTACAAGAATATTTCATAGCTGCTTGAGCTATAGTTCTTGCTTTTATATTATTCTTTTTTAAAGTAGCATATACAGTTTTTCTGTTTATACACATAAGATTAGCTATTTTATCAGCAGATAGTTTCTGCATTATATAATAGTTTATTAGCTGTTTTTCTTTTTCAGTAGTCATATGCAAAGTATTATGTTGCAATATACCACTAATTCTTTAATTATTCAAGAGATTTGGCTGCAGATTATCCAATTTTTATCATTTTTACTATACCACTGTAGTTAGCAGTGCCTTGATCTATATTACTATGATCAGTTAGTAGATAAAACTTAAGGAACTCCCTGCAATTTAAACCTTTTTACATGTACATTACTGTACAAGGAGCCCTTTGAGCTCATGTTTCAGTAAACCTATATGTTGATCTGGAGTAAGACTCTGCCAAAATTCTTCATTAAGATATAATTGAAAATTTACACCATTTCTACTTACACCTGCTGTAGGAACTTTAGTACTCCATTGTTTATTTAACATTATAAGAAATAGACCATAAAAACTTTCTTTTAACATTAGATCTTTACTAGCTTTTGCAAGCTCTTCTGCTTTATTTTTCATCATCTTTTAGTTTATAGGTTATTTCTACATCTTCTATAAAATCAAACATCAATGACTCTTTTATAAATGATGCAAATTTTGACAAGAAGAACTTTAAGATCTTTTCATCTTTGTTTTCTTTTGTCACTTTCTTTAAAATGGAGTAAATAGTTGGAAATGTTATGATATTACTATCTTTTGCAATCCCATATGAGTTATGATAACTTACAACCTTTGGGCAATTTTTAACCCATTCTGATAAATACTTTGATTCTTTTCTTAAGAACAGTGTATAAATTAGAGACTCTGTTTGATTTACAGTATTTAAACAAGCATATGCCACCATTCTATCTTCTTCTGTAGCATTTAGCATTTTACTTAAATTCTTATAAATCTCATCATCTAATTTTGTTTTATTTAATCTTCTATTTTTAGTGTTTTGGTCATCCATACTTCTAATTTATTTTTAGTAATACAATCTAACCACTCTTTGGCTGAGGGAATATGCCCATTGCAATCTTCCTTTACATGTTGTTCTCCTATGTACCTAGTGTACACTCTTTTTCCTACTGAATTTACAAAGTACTTACCAAATATCTTTTCAAGTTCAAATATACCTTCACTATGATGTCTGAACATTCTATGTAAAGAATGACCAACCCAACCTTTAGTTTCATCAAACCATTCATGATATTTTAAATACTCTTCAGGTTCACCACCATATTTCTTAGCTGAACTTCTACTATGGTCAAATGGATGTGCCATTAATCTAAATCTGTCAAATTACCAGAATGATTATAATCTTCATAGGAAGTATATTGTATATGATTTTCTATTTCATATTCAAAATTATTTACATTAATATTTACAGAACCATAACCTCCTTCATCATTATACCAATCTTCTATATCATCTAATAAAGGATAAGTTAATTTTTCTATCTCATCAATTAATGAAAGATCAATATTTAATTCACTTGGATTATATCCATGACCATCTATAAAAAATGCTACCCCATCAATAGCACCACTATCTCCACCACCACTATAATTTACAATTATTTGATCTACATTTCTGTCTTTAAGAGTTAATATTATTTTCTGCCAACTCATTTTATTTTGTTTTTATAAAATCTACCAAGTATATTACCATTTAGATAATAATCACTTTCTAATACACCTAGTGTAAATTGATGTTTAACCTCTTGGTAAGTCAATTCATTTTTACTAAAGCATATCTTTAAGATTTCTCGTTTAATTCTTACCCCATCTTTATGGGCTTGTTTTAATACTTCATTACTACTGTAATAGTTTTGATATGCAGTTTTGATGACTCTTTTATACTTTTTAAGTCTTTTATCAGTAGGCATAGCTTTCTTGCTTAGTTTTGTTTTAGTACTAGCATAAAAGTTCTTCTTACCAATATATATTACAGATTTACCATTAATTATGGCTGACATTGCATATACAAATCCTATAGCATTGTCTGGTATATGTTCATCTGTAAATGAATTACCTTTGTATATCCAAGTCATTTTAGTTTTTCTTTTAATAAAGGAGTTAATACATGTCTTACTTTTGGAGCACCATGATCTCTTACTGAGTCTGATAAATCTTTAGAGAGAGGTAGCAATACACTTGGTATTTCATATTTACTACTGTATTTACTCATAGATTCTATTCCTGCAGGATCATTATCAAACAAAGTACAAATCTTTTTATACTTATGTTTGAGTGCTATTATAGTTGTTTCAGGTATTATAGAATTTTCACTGTCTGGAGCTATTGCTTCAGCATTGTTGTAACCTAGAGAATTGAAAGACATAATATCTTTTAGTGAACTGCATATTATTAAATAAGGCTTTTGCAGTGTTAACTGGTCTAATCCTTGAGTATAATCTGCAACTTTAATAAACTTATAGTCTTTTACAAATGGTTGATAAATCTTATATAACTTACCATCTTTTCTAAAAAATCCATAAATGCTATTATTAGATATTACAATTTGTTTTAATTGCCCATCTTCATCTTTCTCTAGTGTATAATTTGCAAATGGTTTAACATTATAAGCTTCTAACATTTCAGAGCCTATATTAAACTTAGTCCAATAATTTTGATCAATGTTTGTCCAAGATCTTAAGTTATAACCAGTCATATGATATCTGGTTTTAGCTTTAATTTCTGCAGACTCTCCAACACCGTGAATGCTTATGTACTTGTTATAGTCATTTATAACTTTTAAAGCTGCTTCACTTCTTGTTTTTATATTAAACAATAAACATACAAGTTCAAGAGGATCACCAGCTTTACCAGTTGAGAAATCTTTAAACTTATAATATTGAGCATTAGAGTAATAAATATACATAGAAGGAGTTTTATCATGTGGATTAAATATTGATTTAATCTTTAAGTCCTGTCCTGTTAACTTTTCAGGAAGTTCTAAATAAAACTCATATACCCACTCTTTAGGTATATCTCTAATATCTGTTATTATTGATTTTATTCTGAGCATATTTATTTTGTATAAAAAGGGGAGTTACCTCCCCTCTACTGATTTGATAATTAAAGATCAAAGTCTGCACCACTTTCAGTAATAAAATCTGATTGAGTAGTAGCAAAAGCATCACCAGCTGTTGGTGCAAATGATGTTACAGCTTCAACTTTTTTCTTAACAATATGCTCTTCACTATTAAACTTTAAAAGTTTGCTTGATGCTGGAGCTAAAACCTCTATAGGAGAAGCATCTTTTGTAAACTTAGGTAAGAATAAATCATAAGCAGTATAACCACCTTTGTTTTTATATTCTTTACCTGCAATACAGAAATTATAGAATAAATTAGCAAATGGTTTCTCTTTATTGAAAGCATCAACTAATTGCTCAATTGTATCATGCTTTTCATCTTGAGCATTAAACCATTCAGTAGTTTCAGTACCAACACAAATCTGTTTGATAACTTTCAATATCTCCATGTCACGGCTAATTTCTACACCTGATTTAGTTATACCATCAGCAAATGGCCATAATGTAGCTTTAATATTAGCCACTCTACCTTTAAATCTTCCTAATTCTGGCTGATCTTTATTAATATAGAATCCTTCAAATGCAGTTCCTAAGTCTTCACCTTCTAAAGATAATATTACATTATATGCTCCTTCTTTAAATTTAGCTTCTTCTAAATAAATACCATTAATTTTTGCTATTGTGTTTCCTGGTTCTAATGTTTTTTGTACTGAACCTTCACCTGTTGTTACATTTTTTGTTCCTAATTTGCTCATAGTTATTGTTTTTATTTGTTTATTTATTTATTGAGTTATTTTACTTCTGTTGCTGTTATGTTTATTACTTCTGCTATAGTACCATCATCATTTCTTCTTACATCTGATTCTCTTAAGAATGTATCAGCCATTTCTTCTGCTGTATAAAGACCTAGTAGCACATCTGGACCAATCCTATTAGCACCCTTTGCTAAACATCTAGCAAAAAGCATTTCTTTAGGCATTCTTTTCCAATTGTCTTTAGTAGTTAACCCTTGACCTTCTGCATCTTTCCATGTAAAAGAACAAGATTCTACTAAACCATCTCTGTAAAATTCTATTGTAGTTCTTCTATCTAATGGAGTTGAACCATCAGGTTTCTTTATTGCAAATTGTTCTGTACTACCATCTGGATATGCAAATACACCATCTTCTTTAGTAATATATTTTATATTACCTTTTCTCAATAATGCACCTACTGCTTTAGCACTTAGACTTAGTTTACCTTGAATAGGAATAATGTAATGAAAAGCCTGCATTGTAGGAAAACCTAACTCTTTACCCATTTGAGCAATAGTAAATGCCTGCTCTATAGTTCTTACATGACCTGGTAATTGTTTTGAATCAATTAATGTTTGTAGAAATTGTTTTAGTTCTTCTCCTTGTTGTACTGGTGTATTGTCCATCATTTTTGTTTAATTAATTCATTTAACCATTGTTTATTACTTACTGGCTTGTTTAAGAGAATAGCTGCCAAATCTCTAATACTTAACTCATTAATAGGAGGATCAATACTAGGATCAGGTAGATCAAAACTTAATTCTTTCTGTGATTTTTCTGGTTCACTCTTGTCACCATAGTTTTTTATCACTACTAATTCATCAACAGGAATCAAATATCTAGGACTAGTTGTACCAGTTGCTGATTCTGTTTTTTCATACTCTTCCTCAAAGTGAGGATTAAATTTCCACATGTATAATACTCTGTTTACATCTTCAGGTATATAATCTCTATTAGTAAATTCTAAAAAGATGTCATGACCTTTGTTAATTTCATTGTCAAAGAAACTAACATAAACTTCTGCTCTACCATATGGTCTATAAGCCATTTTACCAGTAAGATATTCAACAGGTACTCCTATTCTATCTAATGTTGCTTTGTGAAACTCTCTTAGTTTCTTTAAATTTTCTTTTTTGTCTACTACTGTTTCTTTTCCTTTGTCTACTGTTGATATTCCCATAATTATATTTTTAATCTTCTTTCTTGTGTTGGTGGTGCATCTATTTCAACAATATTCATTTTGTGAAATTCAGTTCTAAAGAAACCTAGTCCTGTTTCACCATTTCTAGACTTTAGAAAGTGCATTACTAAAATGAAAGGGTCTTTGTTGATAATATATCTATCTACACCATAATAGTTTATTTTCTGTTTACCTGGTCTATTAAGACCAATTACTGTGTCTGCATGTTGGAGTAAAGCATCTGAACCAAATATGTCTGACTCTAAAATGTAATTACCATATTTACCATCTTCATTCCTCTCTGGAGCATCAATATTTCTATTAAGCTGGCTGAGGATGATGAAAGCAATAGGATATTTTCTTTTAAGAAATGTGACTGCTTCTCCTAAAGAGTATAATGTTTCATAAACATCTCTTTCAAAAGGTGCTCTCTTTAATAAGATTGAATGATCCAATGTAATAACAGTGTTTCTATATTTCTTATCACCATTACTATCAGTATACATGTGCATTGCCATATAATCATGTATAATCTGTTGAAATTCAAGAATATTACAAGGCTCCTCTATAATGTCTATAGGAAACTTTATTTTCTCTTTAGCATAGACTCTACATTTCTCAAAATTATCATCATCTAAAGGATTTTCAGCACTACATAAAGCTTTGTAACTTAATTCTGTATGAGTTACATACTCTCTGATTGCTGATACTTTACCTACCATTTCAAATTGAAACTCTAGTACTCTAAAGTCAGTTGTTGGATTATGTTTAAAAGCACCATTAACAAGCAAGTTCTTAACAGCTGTCTTACCAGTAGCAGGTCTAGCACCAATAACAGTTGTACTGTGCCATTCTATACCATTAGTAGTTGCATTGTTAAAGGCTTGCCAAGGTGTTTTTAAACTTGTAATCTTACCTTTTCTCCTATCATCTAGATAAGATAAGGATTCTATGAAGGCCTCTCTTTGAGTCTTCCACTTAGTGTTAGTCATGTGTAGGATTGTTGGTTTGTTGGTTAAACTATACCAAACTTACAAAAAAAGCAGTTTACATACAAATCATTAAAACACTTTTTCTGTAAATTGTGGTTTCTCAAATTCTTCACCATCAATAGATAATTGACAAAAATTAGCCAGCTCTGAGTTAATACTTTTATCAGATACATCTTGCTTTTTAATAAAATACTGTGATGTTCTTGTGTATTTATACCCAGTTTCTTCTTCTTTTTCCAAATATAACTCTGTTGCATGAAGAATAACATCCCATGAATAATCATAATTCTCAAAGAACCATTTAAAAGCAGTGACAATGTTCTTAATATGAGATCTTGCAGGCTTACCACTACCAAGTTTTCTCTTAGGAAATAGTTCATTATACTTCTGAGCATTCTCTTCAAAACCTTCTCCCATTAAAGCATTATTAGATTTCTTATGCTGTGTATTAAAATAGGATTCAATTTTGTTAACAATAGCAATACTCTTTGGTGTAAGAACATATTCATCTACTACTTTATTTACCCATTCAGAATTAATTAGTTCTCTTAATTCTACATGTATGTTTATATCAGTAGGAGATATCCCAGTCTTCATACAATAAAGAAGATAGAATTGGTTAGGGGTTAGTTTTTCCTGGGTCATCCCATTGAATAATGTCAAAAGTCCCAGATTCTTTGTTGATTTCATATAATATTTGATTATAAATGTTAATTATTTTTTCATCTTTAATTTTAATATAACCATTCACTGTGTTATTAGAATACAATATAGTACAATGTGCATACTTAAAGTACTTACTTAATACTGAATAAGTATAACCCATATCATATAAAATTTTAAACATCACCTGTTTATATTCCATAAGAAACTTATATCTTTTTCTCAACCAGATTGAATAATTTTCACCATAATAATCTTTAATTAATCTATCAACAATCTTCTCAACTTTATCAATAGGGACAATTTTAAGGTTTTGATTGTCATTAACAATCTTATACATCACTACAGGATATACTCCATACTTATTATTAAACTCTTTGGAAAATTTAGCTACATCATATCTAGCATCTTCTTTAATTTTTACTAATCTTTCATTTACCATATGATTTTTTCATTGTATTGTTTATGAACTAACTGACTTATATCAGCAAATATGTTCTCTCCATCCCACTTTTGTTGCTCTTTATAAGCAGCTGATGCAGGATGACTGGCAAATATTTTAAAATTACTATCTGATACATGGTCAGCCCATTCTTGAGCTTTTTTTCCTAAGAATACATATATAAGTCCATTATTAGTAGTAGAGAGATGATCTAATAAGAAGGATAGAAAAGGTTTCCATAATTCATAATGTGCTCCAACTTTGTGAATGTTAGTTGTAAATGCACAATTAATCAATAACATTCCTTGGTTAGACCATCTTGCTAAATCTGGATCCCAGTTATACCCATCCTTGTAGATGTTATCCTCTATAGCTTTGAACATATACCTTAATGATGCTTCTGCTCTATTAGTATTACTACATGAGAATGATATACCATCAGCTACATATGGCTGAGGGTAAGGATCTTGACCTATTATTACTACTTTTAATTTATCATAGGGACATTCTTGGAATGCTCTAAATATTTGTTTTGCTACAGGGGTAAACCTTTTACCTGCTCTAGCCTCATTAAGTAATGTTTCCAATACTACATGAAAGTCATTGCTTAGTAGGAAAGTTTTAAGCTTATCTCCCCATCCTGATTCTTTCAGGTTATTATACAGTTTTGTTTTAACTTCTTCTAAGTCTACTTCATCTAATTTATTCATATTATATTATTTGTATATTTGATGCATGGAAAAAATTAAATTAAAAACAATACAAGATTCAGCAATTATTGATATTCAAGTATCTGGTGCATTTTACAAAGTATTACGCAACACATGTTTAGGATTAGCTCAAGAATCTCCATTGGAAGATTATAGAAAATTATTAGATAATTTTAAAAATCAAAAACCAGCAGAGAATCTACAAGATCAAAACATGTACAACTTATTAATTTTGCTTTATGAAATTGAAACTTCAGCTGAAAAGCAAAACAAAACTGTTGAGGAAGAATATGAATTACCTTCTGAGGAAGAGTTTAAAAAAGATTAATTCCTAATAAATCTGATATTTCCATAATAGTTTCTATTACAGAACTTAATTCAGATTTAGAAGCAATACTAAAAGATTTATAGTATTCTTTTGTCTCTCCATCTATTTCTTTTTCAAAACATAAGCCTGCTTTTTTAGTAACTAATCTCTTAGTTTCTTCAAAGCCTGCTCCTGTTTCTTTTGCTATTTCTCTTATACATTTATGAATTTTAGCCAGCTGGGCTAATGTACCATCATCAATATTGGCATCAAAAAATACTTCTACAGTTTGTCCTTCTGCAAGACTATCTACAAATAATTTATATAACTGATTATCACTAGGTTTAAAATAGACAAGTTTACCATTTTCTTTCTTTAAAGAAGAGGTAAACATGTTGTCTGTTTTATTTTGCATTATTGGTTCTTTGTGATCTTTTCCAAAAGGAGATAGCTGCTTTAACTGCTTTTCTTTCTTCAGCTGTTTTTTTAAATAATTCACCACCTTTTACTGGTTGAGATTGAGGTTGGTTTTGAGGGGTTGTTGGTTGTGACATAATTTTTAGTTTAATTATTTAGTATACTCAATTTCTAATTCTCTATGTTCTTGTTTAGCTTCTTCTAACAATCTTTCTAGTTCTTCTTCTATGTTCCAAGCATCATTTAATGGAATGGAAAACCTATTGGCTGCAAAGAATTGGTAAGGAAAGTAATCATCAATATTGATTTCTTCTAATTTGAAACCGATCATACCTCCCTGTATTAATAACTTAGCAACTTTAACTACTGTGTATTTCTGACCTTCTACTAACCATTTACTGTTAGGAATATCATTAGGCTTGTTTTTAGCATCTACACATGTAACTTCAAAGGGTACTTTCACTTCCATTTTCTTCTTCTTTATATCCAGGATTCCATTCTGGATTGGTTGATTCTTCAGGAATAAAATGATTGTATTTAGAAGATTCTAATCTTAAATCAGCATGAAACTTTGATTCAGGGTCTTCATGGATACTTACTGAAGGTGTACCAATAGGTATAAACTCTTCATTACATACACACACTTCAACTTTTGTAAAGTCTTTATATTCATCTTCTTTCTGAACATATTGAGTTGGAGTTGTCATAAACTTTATTTTGACTTCTCCTATTTTTAAGGCTGTAACTGGCATACACAAATATATTAATTTCTTTTAATTTTAATTTTGTAGAATGTAGTATTTTTTAATGGTCTTAAGTCTACAGTTTCAGAACTAATTAATGAATTAACTACTGGTGGTGGAGTTGTGGTCTTAAATGTAACATCATGTAGTGTACTTTTGTAATCCCATGTATTTAACCAAGTAATAGGTTTTAAGTTTTTAACATTAGTTGTTAATGGTCTCAAATGAGAATTTTGCATTAAAGTCAATTCTTCTTGTTTTGTCATCATAGCACTAAATTAATTAATTTTTACAGATAATTGCTTTTCTAATAAAGTTTGGTAAATAGGCTCTAGTGTTTTAAAACTACCATGTTTTATATCACACTTACCATTATGGTGGACAATCAGACTTATTTGTGTTGCTTGCTCTACTGAGTGACTACAATAGCTCATTAAACACTCTATTACATGTTCAAATGTATTTACTTCATCATTGTACAACATAATTACTCTTTGTGGTTCAATCATTTCTTTGATTTCAGAGTCTAACTGAACATCAATTTCCGGATCCATTACTTCCATCTTCTTCTTTTTGTTTGTTTAATATAATTTCTCTAATTTGATATGTAACATCCATTAAGTCATCATATATTTGCTCCTGCTGCTCTCTTGAGCCTGGGTCTTTTTCATAATCAGTCATGGTATTAAGAGCTTTTTCATATTTCTTTACTACTGTAAATAATTCTTTAAAGTAAGCTTTAAATTCATATTTATGTTCAGGAAGATTATGAATTAGTTCTGATACACATCTGACATGAGCTATCATCATGTTAATTCCAATTACATCCACTGATTTTATTGATTGTTTTGTCATAATTTATAACCATTTAATTTTAGATTGATCTAGATCTTCTAAACAACTTGCAACCCATTGTTCATCAATTGTATTTTCATAACACAATATGTGCAAAGTACATTTTTCATCAGGGTTTAACCTTAGCAACCTACCAAATCTTTGTTGACTCTTAGCACTACCACCAGAATAAGCATGCATTATAATACCTTGTTTTAAATTAGGAATATTAATACCCTCACTTAATTGTAATACACAAGAGAGTTTATTAATTGTACCTTTCTTAAAATCCTCAAGATTATATTTAGAATTGATATTTTTACTATGATAACTTTCTATATCAAAACTATCTGCTTGTTCATGAGTGTTAGCAAACAATATAACCTTATCATCTATAGAGTCTAATAGCCTTTTAGCATGATCTTCTTTAGATTTAAAACTCATTAATGCCTTCATTCTCATGATTCTCACAATCTGTTGCTCTTTAGGAGAAGTTGCTGAGTTGCATCTATTAGTCCAGTAATGGTAATTAGCATGTTCTGATGTGTAGAATAGCTTGGGGCTTTTCCCTGCTTTTATGTTTTGTTTTGTGTTTAGTTTAACCTTGTGAATTAAGATTTCATAGTCGTTTAAAATTTTGTCATTAACTGCTTTATCTGTAATATACTTGTATACAATTGGTATATGTTTGTTAAAGAGCTTTCCTTTCTGAGATGTAGAGTATTTAGGAGGTGTACCTGTTAGTCCTATTAAGTGGTTTTTATAACAAGTCAACCAATTATCATGAGAATCTAATATAGAATGTGCCTCATCTAAATACACTGCATCATAGTCCAAATCTTGTTTATTAAGAGATAGATAAGTACTAAAAGTAATATAACTAAAAAGAATGAACTATCATTATACATACTTGCCATATGTTTTAATCCAATGAGGGTTTTACCAACTCCAACAGATACTCCAATGCTTCCTCTTTTTACATATTTAAGAGCAGTTAATGCTTCTTCTTGTATTTGATCTTTAGTTTTTTTCATCTTTTTTTAATGAGTGCAAATACTCTTTCATACCTTTATAAATTTCAAAGGAAGTTTTATTATCTTTTAATTCTACATTATGTATAGCATTTATTATATCTGTTTCTGTATATTCATTTTCAGCTATAACTAACATTTTAAGCCTTGCCAAATCAAGAATTTTAATAAGCTGTTTAAAGTTTTTAGATAGATTTTCAACATCTTTATTTTCCTCAAATTTGGCTGCTCCTTGCATAAAAATAAATAACATCTCTTCCTCTGTGTATTTTTTATCAGACATTAAGTTTTCTATTTCTTCAAGTGTTTTCATCAATATTCATTTTTATTGTATTGTTTTTACATAACCTTACATCATTACTATTGTAATGTTTAATTATACCTGTCTCTTCAAGTGCTACAACAAATATTGTGTTTTCATGAACTCCATAGTCCATAAGGAATAACACTTGTCCATCACCATGAGGTGTTGTAACCCACATTATTTGCTGTAATTCATGAATAGCTACCATTTTTATTTTTCATCAAAATTAGGGATAATTTCTG